CCTTATTCCCGTCCGCTTATTGAACAGTTTGTTAAGCGTTTAGCGGAGCATGGAAACGGAATCGCATTACTTTTCAATCGTTGCGATTCAAAGATGTTTCAAGATGTAATATTCGAGAAGGCAACAGCGATGAAGTTTTTGCGTAACCGGATTAGGTTCTTCCGTCCGGATGGAACCCGTGGGGATTCTCCCGGTTGCGGTAGTATCCTAATCGCTTTCGGTGAAGATAATGCCGAGATATTAAGAACCTGCGATATCGCAGGTAAATATGTACGAATCAATTAGCGTAAAACAGAATAAAAATGAATAATATTAATTTGAACGCCCTCCGTGATAGGGCATATAAAATCGCCTGTGAACATGGTTTTCACGATGAAGAATTGAGTAATGAACATTGCTTTTGTCTTGTCATTAGCGAGTTAATGGAAGCTGTGGAAGCAGACCGGAAAAGTAGGCGCTTTGATAAAGAAAAGTATAAAATTGGCGAATATACCGAGTGTCAAGGGTGGCTAACGAATGAAGAAAAGTTTATTAACGTATTCAATAGATATATCAAAGATACCATTGAAGATGAGCTTTCCGATGCTGTTATCCGTCTACTTGACCTTGCTGGGTTGCGCAACATAGAACTCTCCATGATGGATCTGAATAGCGACACTATTGACGATATGGCAGAAGCTTGTAGGAATGAAACATTCACAGAAAGTATATATAATATATCTGTTCTTCCAGAGAGATACAAAGGTTTATATGACTTTCATACAATTATCAATGACATGATGGAGAGCATTTTTGGGTTTGCGAAACATCTTAATATAGACCTCATCTGGCACATTGAGCAAAAGATGAAGTATAATGAACTCCGTGAAAAGATGCACGGGAAGAAGTATTAACCCTCAAAACAAATTAATTATGAGCGAAATTAAATTATCTATTCGGCAAATAGGAATGATGCAACATGCCATCGGATTTGATCGCAGGAATATAAAGAAAAACCAATACGAGGCTTACCGCAATAGATACATAGTTTCCCATTCAGATAATGATTGGGAGCAACTTGTTTCTTTTGGATATGCAACGAAAAGAGAGTTTGAGACAGAAAAACAAATAGCCTATTATGTATCCGAACTTGGAATGAAATACTTAGGTTCCTTGTTTGGATGCACTATCAAGGAAACAGATTAACCAACAACCAATAAAAATGAGCGAAAAGCTAATACCAAGATATTACAAATGTTCTCTTGATGGTAAACATTGGTGGAGTACTTATGCAGCATCTGCTGGGCAAGCAAAGCAAGCCTATATACGAATGTTGGATGGTTGTGCAGACGATTGCTATTTATCTATCTTGTGCCGTGTTGATAGCCCGAAAACGACACAGGCGTTTAAGGATAATGCTAAGTACAGAAATATTCCTTTTGCCTATGTAGGGATGAATGTTAAAATACATGGTGATAAAGGGGTAATAGTTGGGCATAACAGTAGTGCTAATCTTGATGTGTATTTCTTGGAGGGTAATAATAAAGGGAAAAAGCTGAATTGTCACCCAAATTGGAAGATACAATACTTCAGCAAGAAATGGAAATTAATCAAAGAGTTTTAATAACAAGATAAATATGAATAAAAAAGAAATCATACGAACCATTAGAACTTTTAAGAAAGCTTTGAAAAAAGGTAGTCCTAAAACAGTATGGAGCTCCAGTTGCTGGGACGCTCATGAAAAGCTATACCCCATTGATGAAATAGCCGCCCGTTTTTTACGAAGGAAAGGTTATAATGTACAAATTGAGATATCCGATAATACAAAATGTCCCTCTTATTCGTTCGGCTACATACGATTCTATCGTTATGTAAGAATCTGTTTTAACCAATATCAAAACTAAGACTAATTATGAAAGCAATAACAATAAAACAACCGTGGGCATCCTTGATAGTCCATGGTATTAAAAACATCGAGAACCGTACTTGGCCGTACCCTAAGAAATACTTAGGGCAAAGGGTATTGATTCATTCAAGTGTTTGTCATGGGAAGAAATTTAAGATAAACTTAACCGATGAACAGATGAAACAAGCTTTCTCTCTGATTTCAAAGAAAAGTATTTCCGGTCAATGGGAGTTTGGCGCAATCATCGGCAGCGTTGAAATAGTGGATTGTGTACAGAATCATTCTTCTATCTGGTCTGAAAAAGAAGTTTATAACTGGGTGCTAGCTAATCCTATTATCTATGATGAACCTATCGAAAATGTAAAAGGGAAACTATCTTTCTGGGACTATCCCGGTATCAAAGAAGTAAGTATTGAATGTCCAGAATGTGGTAGTATAGAGATAGCAGTTGAAGATTATACAACAGCTCCTTTTCCAACTTATTTGCATAGGTGCAATAAGTGTGAACACGTAATTATGGAAAGTGAATGGAATATAACAAGATAATAATGAAAAAAATATTACTAGTATGTGTTATTCTTGCTCTAACAGCCGGATGTAGCACAAAGAAAGTTCCATATGCGACTTTCAAAAGAGAATATAAAGAAAACCGCTTTACAAAACATTTTCAGGAAGCGGACTCAATATTTAAAGAAAAATATAAATATAGATAACAATGGATGCAAAAACACTCTTTACCAAAGTTGTCTTGATGCGCAAGGCGCAAAAGGCATATTTCAAATGTCGTACTCAAGCTAATTTACGAGTTTGCAAAGCGTTGGAAGCAGAGATTGACCGGGAGATTGAACGCGTTAATAGCATTATCCCTCCTCCCAAACAACCGAAACAAAAGAATTTATTCACAGATTTACACCAATAGAAATAGATTATGAACTCAACTGTATTAAAAGAAATTATTGCGTTCCTCTTCGGACGCAAATATTATGCCAATATCGTGGCTACCAAAGGTACAACCAAACAAGAAATCTGTTCCTACATTTTTGCCACAAAGGAAGCTGCCAAACAACACAAGTTGGAAATTGAAACAACCCTATCGTTTACTTTTGTTGAAACAGTTACATTTCGTTCACGTCGGGTACACCTCAACCAGTCAGTAAAAAGTTAAACTACAAAAGCTAATCATTCATCATACTTTCGTGCCATGATTATCAGTAAATTAAAATTATGGTGGCAATCACTTCTGTTTTATGTGATTGCCGATCCTGCCGACAATTCTATAACGCTTTCCAAACGCTTGTTCTTACATATTAAGAATAATGCCAAGAAGAGTGATGCAGCACGCGTATTCGTTTTCCGTATTTCCGGAGACAATACATTCGGATTCATAATCAATCCAGCTATTAAACAAGCAACCCAAATGTGCGATATTCAGTACAACGACAAATATAAATGCATAGGATTTGAAACGCTCTGTCCGTCAGTTGGCCGCATCCTTTATGAATATGGGCTATCCGATAACTGTCAAGTAAAATTGTCCGTATCAGTTCAGAAAACTCCACAAGGAAAAACCTATTATAAATTTGACAAGCCATGCAAAGTATACTAGGAAACACTCGAAAAGCTGATATCATCTTTTACGCATCAGGACGGATAGATATTAGCGCTCATGTCGCAAAACATCTCCAGCTTTCACGCGGAGATGTTGTAGACATAATGATCGACCAAGATGAATTTTACCTTTACGTTAGATTTCGATCACCTATAAATGGAAGACATGAAGCAATGGTATTCCCTACAAACAAAATGGGAAATCATTTCAGAACATCATCAAGTAGGCTTTGTGCGGCAATCCTCCGAGAATGTAGAGCTACAGATAAAGCGAAATTATGCGTAGGAGAACCTGTGGAAAGCCAATACGGTACATTATTGCCAATTATCACTAAATACCTTTTGTAATATGATTAAAGAGATTAAGTACAATGGATATTCTGCCAATCCATCAGATTACGAATGTGCAGATGGTGACTTGTCAGTTGCAATGAATCTTATTCCTGAAGATGGAGTATTAAAAGGCGTTCAAAAACCCCAATGTTTGTTCACTCTCCCACAAGGGAAAAAAGTGATATACATACACAATATCTCGGTATATAAACATTACATAATCTACGATACTGAATCCGACACCTTACAATGGTTATCCTCCAATGATATTGATAAGCCCGAAGATATAGTATCTATCTCAGGAGAACTCTATCAAGTAACATCACTTGGAAACACATTAATCATACTCACATCCGAGGGCATAATTTATGCCCTCTACAAGTCTGGAACATATGTACTCATGGGAAGTAACCCGGTATTTCCATCGCTCTCTTTCCGATTAAGAGCATCTATGGGAAACTCCGATATGTTATCTGCAAGTTTCCCTGGATTTAATCCGGCTATTATTCTTAATTCACTTCTTCTCTCAATAGAAGCCAGCCAAGCTGTAAGAGATACTGTATTGGCATATACCAATAAATACACCGCCGATGCAAAAACCGCAGGATTATTCCAATACCCGTTCATGATAAGATATGCTTACCGTATGTATGACGGAACCCTCAACTACATTTCACCTCCAGTCAAAATCTACCCATCAGACAGCATACCCTATCTCATACATTATACAGGTTATGAGGTTAATAATGGTCTATACACCAAATTCAATATGGTTGTATCACATGTTACATCAAGATTATATTACGAGATAACAAACTTCAATGAGGTGAAAGAATCTGTATCCGAATGGGGTGAATTGATTAAAAGTATCGATATATTTATCACTCCCCCACTCTATACAGTCGATCAGGATAATATGTGCAAATCAATATCTCCATATGCCTATTGGGGACCAATGGGTGGTTCGCCCGGATATTTAAGTTATTGTGCCAACTCCGAGAATGAAAATGTTAATGGGAAATTAATATATCGGCGTCACAACGCAAGTGAATCAATCAATTCCAACCAACTTTTTTTTGGAATGGGAAGTAAATCACTAGTAGACAACGATTCTTCATTACCATTCTATCTTATCTCTTCTATTGACGTAAAGAATATACAATCTGGAGAGAATATTGTTGCTATTGAAAATGGTGCCCTCAATTCACTTGAGGCAAAAGAGGTAATGGAGGGCGACAGCAATTTAATGGGAACAATTGTCGCAAAACATGCTTTCCCATACAACGCACGCCTAAATCTGACTGGAGTAACTATTATCCCTCCGACTTTCCCACTTGAATCTTGTTTTCAATATGCTAATGGAGAGTATGATGAAGAAACGAAAAAAGCCGTTGAAAAAACATATTCCTATAAAGCATACATCTTCATTGAAGCCGAGAAGCGAAAAGTTATGGTACAGTTTCTTTCCGGCATACAAATGAATATCGTTGACTCATACTTTTTCTATCCCAACATCAATGCAACAGAGCTTATAATTGAACGCATAGATGAAAATGGAACGAAATCTTATTCATACAGCAAATTACATAAACATGAAACACTTAACGGAGTATATGGAAGCATCAACACAAGTTTCTCTAGTAAACCTGATATGAATCTCATCACTGACACAGAAATTGGAATACCATATTTAAACAAAATATATACTTCGGATGTGAACGATCCTTTTTCATTTCCCGCTCTCGGAGTCTGTGCTGTTGGAATAGGTACAATCTTTGGTCTTAGTTCAGCAGCAAAAGCATTATCTCAAGGTCAATTTGGGCAATTTCCCCTTTATTGCTTCTCTACTGATGGAATCTGGGCTCTCGAAGTTTCTTCTACCGGCTCTTATTCTGCGCGTCAGCCAATCACACGCGATGTATGTATTAATACAGATAGTATTACTCAAATTGATAATGCCGTCCTATTCGCTACCGACCGTGGTATCATGCTTATCAGTGGTTCTACAAGCCAATGTATTTCCGATATCCTTGATAGTGAATCAGCTTTCTCTATCAGTCCTCTACCGCACTTGAATAAATTAATTAACAACACAGGATTTAGTCCCGTGGACTTTCAATTCCTTACTTTCCGTGAGTTTCTTAAAAGATGTAGGATGATTTACGATTATACACATCAACGTATCATCATTTACAATCCATCATGTATGTATGCTTACCTGTATTCTATGGAAAGCAAACAATGGGGAATGATGCATAGTAACATTGTGAGTAGCTTAAACTCCTATCCCGAGGCACTCGCCATGACTTCTGATAATAAGCTTATCAATTGTTCTCAGGTCGATAATACAATAGAATCCATTACAGCATTGGCTGTCACTCGTCCGTTCAAAATAGATGATCCAAACATGTTCAAAACGATAGACACCATCATACAACGCGGATATTTCAAGAGCAATCATGTCTCACAAGTTCTGTATGGCTCAAATGATTTATTCAACTGGCATACAGTATGGAGCAGTACCGATAAATATATGCGAGGGTTCCATGGCACACCATACAAAGCATTCCGACTTGTACTAATATGCAAACTAGACAAATCTGAAAGTTTGTTGGGATTTACCGTCCAATTCAGCCCTCGTATGCTTAATAAACCAAGATAGCTTACATAGGTTAGTTTTTATATTAAGGTTAAGAAAGATTGTCAACAAAAGAGCCGGAATGCGTGATGTACTCCGGCTCTTCCTTTTATCAGAAAGGTTTCAACTTTCGTTTTATTTTGCCCTTTCTCGACATAAGCGATGTCTGTATCTTAACTCTGATACTCATTATCTTCTCCTCCCAGTTAGCCTTACTACTTGGATTCGTTATACTCATCCAATCTGCAAGTACCTTACAGATAAGATACTCGTGTATCAGATGTTTTAGTAGCTTCACCGTGGATAGAGAAAAATCCTCCGGTAAAGTGAGAACAATATGATATTCTTCGGGAGCTACAAGAATATCATCAAGAGTTTCCTGTTCGTCCGAGATTTCCTCTTTGGTATATGGATACAGCATTTCCACACATTCTGCATGGGTAAGATTGAGTACACGTGTAACCCGGTTCACATTACCACTTTGTCCAATATCAAACACCTGATGCCGGGCATGTTCATTCTCCGTTTCCATAATGTCACCTTCCACAAAGGAGTAGTTCTCTACGTCATAGAGTAACTCTGAGCGTTTGAATGTCAGCGTTACTGTTTTTGTCTGCTGGGGTTTCTTACAACAATATCCCATGAAAACACATTAAGAATAAGTCGGCCTTTCAGGTCGGCTACGTTTATAAAGCGCACGCTTTACATTCTCTAAACTTATCGTCGAATGCTGCACGTATGAAGCTGCATCTTCCGGGTTGGTAATGGTAAACCAATCTCCCAAAGCCATATCTACAAGATAAGCATGAATGCCATTGCCCAACGCATCAGCCGAAGAGTTGTTGTAGTTACTTGGCAACTCGAATGCAAGTTCTAGTACACCATTATCATCAATTTCTTTTGCAATCAGATTATTGCTTGTACTTTTGTCTTCTGAAAGATATTCTCCAAGCAGACTCTTCAAGGATGAAAACGCATTTGCCAATGAACGACGGATTTGGTAACTGTTTTCCTCATCATCACTTGCTTGCATATTAGAGGCGGCTTCATAATTCTTTTTACCCTCTGCCTCACGCGCCTGCCCAGTCAAATATGCCTTGTTCTGAATATCATAAACAAGCTCTTTAACCTGTTGGGTCACTGTCAATGTTTTCTTGTTTTCTGCCATAATAAATAAAGATTAAAAATAATTCAATTGTACGTAGGACGTATAGGACGTTTTTTAAAAAATGCCTTACGCATGACGTCCTCCATATATATAGCCGCTTCCGTTGCATATCCGGTTGCTTCTTCTTTATTGGTAAATGTGTACCATTTTGCCGTAATACTCATAACAAAAAAAGAGAACAAACTTCTATTCATGCTCTCGGTTAAAGCCTCATCAAATGAACTCGATACCCCCAACGAAAGCTGGTATTCTCCGCTTGCCTCAATCTCACTAAGAAGTATTTTCTTCAGACTGTTGCAGACGGTATTCTTACTTTCATTCCAAAACCGTTCAAGCATACTTTTATCTTCGTCTGTCGTGAAAATACGTTCGTACGCGTGTTCATCATCCATCTTTGCACCGGTGTATGATGTAGTCTGTGCCACTTCTTCATACACTTTCTCTTTATTGACGGTTAAAACAATATCTGCCATAATTAAAATTTGAATAGATTACATGATACACCAACTCCAATATATGGTGTAAATTCCGGTACCCCTCTCAATGCTATTCCATATCCTATTTGAACACCAATACTCCAACGCTTCTTCCTCGACCTAGGATAGCAGTCGTTAATGGTTATCACCTCATGTTGCGAATGTAATACCAAGCTGTCAAGTTTCGGGTTATATCCGCTTACGTATGCCGTATATAAACTATCCTTGTACACTTTTTTGGTAATAGGAATAACCACATCCACACTGTCCTTTGATACGAATTTAGGGAAATTTTGCACACTTTTCGGAAATTCTGATACGCTTTCGGGAAATTTTTGCACGTTTTCCGGTAATTTTGAGATTGTAGGAAGACGTTTGGTAATATATCGAATTACAAAGCTGTCTTTGGGAATGGGGTTATAAAATGGTATTGTATCAACATAGATTGTTCTTGTTGTATCTCTTGTTTCCTGTTGCCTACTTGTAAAATGTACTACATTCATAAACAACGAAGCAAGAAATATAATCATAAACAACACTACTGCAATATTCTTAAGTTTTTCCATACTTGGTAACATATTTGATTATTGCATCTACATGAGTTTTAATGATAGCTTGCTTCCCCTCATCTGAGTTGAGGAAAGCCACATCTTCTTTATTATCCTGAAAAAAGTTTTCTGTAAGAACTGCCGGACATTTAGTTTTTACCAAGATGTAAAAGTTTTCTTCCCAATCTGGATCTCCATCCGAATTATCCTTACGGATTTTTTGTCCGGCAAAATTCCGTTCGGCTTCCTCGTATAACATAGTGGCCAATTCATCCGATTTTGTTTTACCTTTTGAAGTGTATGCCGACCAACCTCTTGCACTCATCCATTCACCATTTCCCGCAGCGTTGCAATGAATAGAAACAAGCAATACATTCGTCGCCCCATACCGTGTACAAATTTCATTCACACGTCTTGCTCGTTCTGCCAATGGCACATCTATTACCTCATGTACAATACGCTCTACATCATATCCTTTCGCACGCAAGGCTCGTTCCACGGACTCTGCAATCTCACGTACATAAAGGTATTCTCGTAATTTTCCATCAGGGGAACGTTTGCCCGGTGTATTCTCCCCATGTCCATTATCTATTAATATTCTCATAATTAACTATTTAAGCGTTGATAAAAATCCGTCTTTATATTATCGTATGCAAGTTTTACATTAGTATAAGCACGTGCATTGTTTTCACCATCTTCATTGTAAATTTCACCTTCAACTACACTCACAACATCTTCCACCCAATTCTCATTACAATATTCCGACAGAGGTTTTCCATGATATATAAAAGGGTCAAAGCGGCTCTTTCGATCATCATGAATTACTTGCAATGACTTTCGTATCTTATTTACTGTTGCTTCACGATCTGCTATGTGGTTCTCTATTCGAACCCGCTTTATCAACCTACAAACCTGTTCGATACTAAGGTCAAAAGCAAAACCTGTCAAATTCCGGATACGCAGTAAGGTTTCAGGTTGAAGTCTTTCCATTAAGTTTCGTTGCAGACTCACATTGTCTTGTACCGTATCAAGCAATTGATTCAAACACTCCTGTTGTTCCAGAAGGCGGTTTATCATACTCTTAAACCATTTGAATAATGCTATCATCATAGATGCTGAAAGCAAAAGAAAAAATGCTGCACTCACAGCCATCATACCATAGTCACTAATACCTTTAGCCACCTCCGTTACATGTTGTACTTCCGTCATACGATAGTTCTCACTAATTGTCCAACACACGTTCCGGCCACTGTTAAGCCCAAATCTATCCAATCCCAATTGCCGCCATATGCTTTATCCTTATACTCCAAAGCGCCAGCAGTAAGCACACCTGCATAAATTGCAGCAAACCAGTCATCCACAGAAACGCCAATAGCAAATCCTCCAACTAGATGTTTCCATCTATTACTCAGCATAATCCATTCAACTATTTTTTTCATTACTTTTTATGAATTTTGATTTTCAACAAAAGTAGCGGATGAGATGCGGATTCGTATGTTATCTTTTACCTGCTGTGATTTTTACACAAAAAAGCCTGTCTAATCAATGTTTAAACAGGCCTTAAATTTAATCTATAAACATATAAACAGAAAGGTCAACCTTTTCAAATTCATCAGAGATTGTCTCCCCATACATTGTTAGACACACCCGATAACGGTCAATACTTCTTTGAATCTGTTGCAAGGTAGGTTTCTCGGGATATTCCGAACTGGCAAAAGTTACCAGTTCTTCACCATTCTCACTGGTACCAACCACCCGGAAATGATGACGTACAATCCAAGTTCCGTCCGGCTGTTGCTCGATAGGCTTAGCAATCCCACGCGGTAAGATATTTTTTTGATCCATGTTTTTTGATATGTTTAATTAGTTGTTTTCTATGGTTATATTTATTCTTCAATACAAACTTTTCAAAATGTCCTTCGATATAAACATATTCCCACCATTCAGGAAGTAACATCGCTGCAATTTTACGGCGGATATTGTACGTTGCAAAGTGTTTCATCAGACCATAATAAGAGTTCATTGTACTCACAAACTTCTCAACATGTGCTTCAGCAAACCCGCTTTCAGCTATTTTATTAAATTTCCTAACAGCGTTATATGTGTTACCAACCACCCTGTTAGATACATAAATTCTACCCGGCAAAATGAACGCCCCTACAAACAATACTCCTTTTTTATAATGCTGAAGATACAGTTTCTTCGGATGCAACCGTAAAAGGAGTTGTTCTTTCAGGAAACCATCAAGAAGATGGACTTTGGACAATATTTCTTCCGGAGATTTCACCACGATACAAAAGTCATCAACAAAGCGTACATAATACATGAATCCCAGTATTTTCATCACGAAATAATCATATACAGACGCCAGAAAGTTGGCTATGAGTTGCGACGGCAGGTTCCCGATAGCCACTCCCCTGTCAGGGTCATTATGAAACAGACTTTTATTACTGGGAAGTTTGTCCCACATGGAGACGGGAGAGCGTCTGATACACTTATTTTGTGGACAATGAAAGATAGTAACGGCTAGAAGATAAAGCAGACATTCAATATCATCGCCTTTATAATTGTCCCTTACGAATATGTCCAGCATTTCCCAGACCAACGATTTTGAGATAGACATGAAGAAACTGAACAGATCATCTTTGAAAATATACGCATCGGCAGTATAATGCTCACTGACCTCGACTATCATGTTATTCAGATAGTGCACGGCAGACAGACATCCCTCACCTTTCCGGCAGTTCTTCGAGACGTTCCCTTGTTCCCGAAAACGTTCCTCTAAAATCGGCTCGATACGAAGAGCGATCCAGTGATGGACAACACGATCAATGAAAGCGGCGGCAAAAACCTCCCGATATACCGGGTAAGTCCGTATGAATACTTTTGAAAAGTCCGGTACATATTCACCGTAAATAATAGAATGCCATAGCCGCACCAATGCAGACTGATAATCATTATAAAACTCAACACAATCCGTACTCGTTCTTTTCTGCCTGGCACAATCTTCGGATGCTTCGAAAATACTGCTAAGAAGTATGTCATAGATTATATTACCTGTTGCGGCGAGGGGACGAACCCGGTTCGCGTTCTGGCGGTTGTTCGTGTTGACGTTGCCGTTGTTGAAGTTCACGTTCCAACTGCTGGAAGCCGTTGCATCCGCTATCTTAGTCTTTCCCGGCTCATCACCGGGGGGATGCCCAATAAATAATTCTAATTGCTCACTCATAATCCCCTTGGCGATTATGACTCCGGCTTTGCGACTTGTTGCGCTCCGTTAGCTTTTTGCCGTTGGAGATCAGCAACCGTTTTTTTGTACCAGCCGGTACTTTGTTTACCGATGCTCTCTGCCAGCAGACAGATTTCGGCAGTTTGAGTAAGGCTGGTCAAATGTCGTTCTTCACACACTCTTAGCAGTAATTTCAATGCATCAAACTCACACAAAAACTTCATCAGATAATCTGCACGGTGCTCAAGGTTCATATCGGTATTTGCATAACGGATATATTCGCAACAATGAACGGCGAGCATCATCAACTCCGTACCAAATTCATACCGGAACGCCTTGGGGAATTGTTGCCGGGCATCAATGATAAGGTTCAGAAGCTTATACATCGAATTTGATATAGGAAGGTCTTGTGTAAGTGCCATGTTAATTTTTTAATATTTTAATGTATGTATTAGAGGACACAAAGTTAACAACTGTAAAGCAATTAACACAATTTTAGCACAAAAAAGTAAAGACAAAAAGCCCCTGCCGGGGCTTTTATTCAGCTAACTCCCTAAGAGATAAAGAATTAAAGAGATAAAGAGTTTATTGCGGCGAGGGGACGAACCCGGTTCGCGCCCTGGCGGTTGTCCGTGAGGACGCCGCCGATGTTGAAGTTCACGTACCAACTGCTGGAAGCGTCATATTCGGTACTAGACCAATACCATTCACTTGTAAATATATTTTGATTGCCAAACATGGAAGTTACAAGCTCATTGATCTCAGCTTTATACTTGGCCATCAGCATAAGTTCACCCAATGCAGGCAGGTTCCACACGGTTGTATCTTCAATTCCGTCGTTTTCAAGGGTACAGGCACGGTATGCGCGGGCAGCTTCAGCGGCAGGGGCGCCGACAGTCCCCTGTGTGTCTTTTACGCCTGAAAGGGTTTCAAGGATTACATCGGTGTTTTCCTTACCGTCGAAGGTATCGTAGAGTCCTTGGTTACTACTGCCGTAGTTTTTCAGGCCGCGCAGGTCTGTGCCGTAGCCGCCCCATTTGAAGGTTTTCGTACCGTCGGCGGCGACACAGTCGCTTTTGGCAATAATGAACTGGTGGCATTCGGCACGTAGCCGGATGCCGATACGGATATACTTGGAGCGGTTATTCGCGCTCATGAAGTTCCATTCGGAAGCCGTGAAAAAGACTTGTTCACCGTCTTCAATCCGGAGCGTAGCCAAAGAAAGGTCAAGAAGTGTACCTGCCCATTGCATATACTTGGCGATGTCACTCGCCGGGGTATTTTCATTGACGGTTGTAAAACCGATTGATTGCAAAGCTGCAACTTGGTCTTGTTTATTCAGGCGCATAAGCATTGCGTTAGCGATATTTTTATCCATTTTATTATATAATTTTAGGTTAATACTATTCAGAAGCAACAGCTCTCACATGGAGAAGATTTGAATTTTTGTTTTGGGTCGTAATACGTCCGGTATTCAGTTCGAATGTCCAGGCGGAATTATTATCCCAAATCGTACTTGACCAATAATACTTATCGGTCATCAGCATACTGTCACTACTCCAGAAGGTACGCATCATCTCATTGATTTTATCGCGGTAGCGGTACATCAGAAGCATTTGACCGGATGACGGAAGGAACCAGTTGGATTCATCCTCGATACCGTCACTTTCCAAAGTGTAGGCACGGTATGCACGGGCGGCTTCGGCAGCTGGCGCACCGATCACACCACTATTATTTTGGTCTTTCAGAGTTGCGATAATGAGGTCAGTATCTTCCTCACCCGTGAAGCAGCCATACATGGCGCCCAGTCCTTTTTGATTCAGGCCGTCTATGGCTTTGCCCTGACCGCCCCAGTAGAAGGTGGTAGTCATGTCGGCATTATAGCACTCCTGGGCGGAAATTACGAAGGAGTGTCCATGCGCACGGATACGAAGACCGCGTTTGATAAACAACTGTTTGTTGGTAACCGTGAGGGAGTTCCATTCCTCACGGGTGAAATACCATTTGGAGTTATCCGAGATGCGGTTACAGGCAAGATTCAAATCAAGCAGGCCGGCGGCCCACTTGATACGTTGTCCAAATTCAGAGGCGCGGGAGTTCTCGGTGATATCCGAGAATCCAACGGCGTTCAGTGCGGCCACCTGCGCCTGTTTGTTCAAGCGAAGCAGCGTTGCGCTTTGTTCATTCGTCATAGTTACTTGTTAATTAAATCATTAATATCCATATTGTCTTCAGCGAAGCGTTCGAGATATTCTTCGTAAGTTTCGCCGTTATAATATTCAAGGACTTCATTGATGTTGTCCAGCATTACGTTATCGTAGTAGGGTTCTCCGCCATAAGACTCATTATTGAACCAGTTGATAAGGTCGATGTAGGCATCGATGACGGTAAGGATGACAAGGCCGTCGATGCCGGATTCAAGGGATTCGATTTCATCCGTTTCACGGATAACCGTCAACTCGTACGTGCCGTTGACCACCGGTTTATCCTGTCTGTTACCGTCCTCATCCATACCAGCAACTCCATATTCGAGAATGGCAAGAAGCTCGGAGCCGTCAGCCTTCAGTGTCATGTTCGAGATACGGAGCATGGAAAGTTTACGGGATTCCGTCTGTGAAGCGAGGACGTCACGGAGCATCTGAATGGCGTCAAGTTTAGGCGACGTTTCAAGACGCAGACGTTGAACGTTCGGCATAGATTCTATTTGCAGGCCGGACGAAGCGGAAAGGCCGGTATAGGTCAGTTCAGGAAGGCCGACAAAACGGATACTTGTCATTGTAGCCGGAAGAGAAATGTCATTAATCGGAGAAGTCTCTGCAAGAGTCAGGTTTTCCAATACACTGCCCTCGGTGTGGATATGCTCAATACGGGGACACTTGGAAGCATCAAGGCTCTTTGCTCCGGTATTCCTGATATCAAGTGTGGTTAGGAACGGCAAGTCTCCGAGCATATATGCCGCCAGTTTATTGTAACCCATACTACGTTCGACATGGTTTTCTCCACCTGTGACAAGGGTTTCCACAAGGCTCATGACCGAGAAATCGAAGTTGTCACTAAGCGTCAATGCGGAGAGGTCTATACTACTCATCCGGTCGGCTTGGTAGATGTACAGCAATGCACCCTCATCTTTGGCAAAGTTGGTGAATGTGTAGCTTTGTCCGGCTTCGAGGTAACAACTCTCCGAGAGGTTGCCCGATGCGTCATTGCCAACACCGAAGTAACCGGTTGCCGCTGCCATGATGGTTATTGTCGCATCTGCACCACAAGCGATACGCCCGGACAGAACACCGCTGAAGAAGTCTCCGGTCTGGTAATAACCGTCGCGGATGCGCCAACGGGTACGGATAAATGCCGGAAGTGATGTCAATCCAAGCCCTTGCAGAGCGTAGAAGTAGATAGCATCAGAAGTGGCGGTGTACTGGATATACTTCCGGTAGCCGTCGTAAGAACTGACCACTTTCGGCCATACCAACTGCCGTTTGGTACAATAAAAATAAATAGCACCATCCGGTGAGAAAGGTTTCATCATTTGACCGTCCACTTCTATTTGGCAGGAGCGCATAGCCGCGATGACCGTGCGCAGGTCTATGGTGTTTCCGTCGACAAGCAACACCTCCTGCTGTTCCCTACAACACACCCAAAGGATACTGTTCCACCCTGCAAACGGGTTGGTATACGTATCCGTCGAGGGTTTGCCGGGGTCTACTTCGGGGTCGGTATCGCAACCGCCGTCATTGTCCTTGTCGTTCACACCGTCAGCATCATATATCTTGTTAAGGTACATGATAAGCGCGTTCGGTGAATAGACGCCCTTGGTAACGCTCGCCCCGCTCTCCAAGAACCACATGGGCTGCATATTCTTTGCTTGCTGGTCTTTGCCGCAGGCGTAATCGGTAAAGCCGTAGTAGCTCATCACTGATTTGGGGTTGGCGTGCAGACGCAGATTATTGCGCCAGTTCTCCTGCCACCGGGCATCGTTGTCCTTGTTACAAGTATTGCAGAAGCGCAGCATATCATAGAGCTGGTAAGGCACTTTCTTCCCGAGCGCATAGTCGATGGCGAGCTGGTCATTGTCAACCATACACTCGAAATAGTATGTCCACGCCGGGAATGTGTCGCCGGATATTTCACCTTTGTCGATGAGTTTCTGAACCCAACTTGACTTCATTGAGCTGGGTTTCATCATATCCTCAACGGAAGAAACACCGCGCCACCAACACATCCCTTGGTACACGAGTAGTTCAAAACCTTCAACGGGGTTCAGCACATCACCCTCAATGAGCCATTTGCCACCTTCCTGATACATTGAACCGGTCGTATCCTTCCATGCGCCGTCAACGTAACGCATGAAGCGGTAGTCACGTCCGCAATACAAAGACAGCAGGTAGAGCATACCCGTATCAAGTCCGTCTGTAGCCTTGAAGCGTTCCTCTATCTGGTCAAGCGTTTCCTCTGCGCGGCCGAAGAACTCGACAAACGATGCGTCCTGATAGTTCAGACAGCCGAGGTTGTAACCGGGAGTGTTCATGAACCCAAGGGCGGTCTGTTCGCCTTTGTCCTCTTTCCAGTTACCGCGCGCCTCGAAGTAGACATTCTGCAATGTGTCCGACGTGGAACGGAACACGCACACCGGGTGGTTGGCGGTCGAGTGGTTCATCTCCAAGCCTTCGATGTGTATGTCACCCAAGTCATATGTGCCGTCAAAGAAGCGCTGGGCAGGGGTCAGGTAGTCGCCACCGAGAGAGCGGTAGGTGTAGTTCATCATGTCGCAAGTGCCGCAATCGTTCACACCGCTGGAATCAGAGAAGTCTATCTTGACGGTGATGATATCCACCGGGATGGTATTCTCGCCCACACGCACTTTTTTCTGCTTGAAAAGCGCGTAGGAAAGCAGTGCGTCCGCGTTGGTGTAATCCGGAAACAACGGAACAATCTCCTTCGCCTTGCCGAGATAATAACGGGGATTTTTCTTGCAACGTTTGGCTGATGTGGTTCCCTGCCTGCGTTTGCGTACGCCACGTGCCACAAATGAACGCCACGGATGAACGGGGTCGTAGTAATAAAGGTCGACGGTGAAGTTATCGCTTGTCGAAACACCGTTGTCAAACTCATTGAAGCTTTCATCCGATGCTACTTCCACAATATAGGGAATACCGCGCGCATAAAGTTCTGCGGCACTAGGACGTAACATCGTCGTGCCTTCAGCGGTCTGTGAGACAAGCACATTCTCAAACTCATATTCCTTGACCATTATTTCCGTGTCAGTAAGCCGGACAAGGTAGTTCTTATGTGCTTGCGCCCACTCAAAGTAGGTGTTCCACGCACAGAGGTTATAGAGGTAAAGGTCACCTTTCTCTCCATTGAATTTGATATTGCGATCCTGGAAAAGATTGCCGGTGCCACCCACATAGCCGAGGGCCGCGACACGTTCGCCATCAAGGTAGAGACATATCATTGAATACTTGATGCCGCCACGTTCAATGTATATGCTTGTAGGCTCTACGACAATAGCGGCGGTTATCTCCTTGCCCTGCTCGTAGGAGCGTTCCTCACGCGACCTTATGCCGTTCTTGCAGTAGATGCCCACCTTTGAGCCGGTCACATAGAAGCCGGCGCCGGAACTCTCGTCGTAACACTCCATCAGTTTTGCGTTCTTGTCCTTCACGTTCTTGGTCGCAAAGGTGAACTGTATCGCCCCGCCCGTAGCCTCCAACATCGAAGAGCCGAACATATAATGGTTGAGCTGTCCGGTTACATTTTCCGCGATGCGCAGGCAATTCTTGCCGAGGAAGGTACCGAATCCGTTGCTGGTAAAGTTTGCACCGGCCAGTTTCAACTCATAACCGTTCGACGTGATGCTATGGTCTGCTTCATCGTTGGAGCGTCCCGAAAAATCAAAGTCGTAGATAGTACCGGAAGTCAGTTCGGCGTCGATGGCCGATCCGTCAACAGTAACAATGATATTGTCACTCGATACAGCACTGACAATAGCATTATAGGTTACCGCCGTGCCGTCAGCATACCCTTTTATCTGCTGTGAAACAGAATAACTACGAGTATTAAGGGCGAGAAGCTGCGTGAATTGTATACCATTAGCAAATATGGCGACATGGGACTGCAACTTGCCGGGGACGTAAACCGCGACATCGAGTTTCAATGTGTCGTACAGGCGCACTGTACCGCCGGTCGTATCATCGTACCGTAACGACACTATCGGAGTTTCATTCCCCTCTTCCACCACCATTACAGCCGTGTAGATGGTATTGCCTTTTGCACCGCTGGCTATATCAGTTCCCTGTATGCGGAGCGGGTAGCTGCCATGTGACAAGCCCAGTTCTGACGGATGCAGGGTAATGGAATGGGTAAAACTGTCATTGACGGCGGTTGTAGCAAGAAGATGCCATTCTCCATTAATCTTGATGTCCACCCGGACGGAAATGCCTTTATCCGACTGGTTGTTAGCGAACTTGTACAGGGGGATGGTAACGCTTCCTGTTGTCGGAGTTACGGGCGTGTCCGGGCTGTATTGCAACACTTGCACGCAGGTACAGGTTATATCAACGGCAGTAACCGAAATGTTCTTGCTTCCGGTATTCCCGGAATCATCGGTAGCCACAAGCTTGAACTTGCGGGAACCCGCAGCTGTGAAGAACGAAGTGAAGTCAAGCTCGAACGTGTAATCGGTCAAATCACCGGAACTCGGTCTGTTGACACGTTCCGTCCACACGGTCAGACCGCTGTCACGGTCAACTATCTCAAGTGTTTCAATGGAATTCTCTGTTTCAATGCCACCGCCGCTGGTCACGGAACGGACAGCCGCACGTCCCTTGATAGGTGAACCGTATGCCCCGTAGACGGGAGAGGATTCAAAAGCAATGGCCACAATAGTACCACCACCTCCTCCACCACCGCCGGTACCGACAAGAAACTGTTTCTCTTCGCCGACACCTTCGCCTTTGGCGTTGACCATTTGGATTTTGACAACGCCTTCAGTCTCGGTGTCAAGAGAAAAGTCCACAGGGATGCAATCATACGCACCACCGGTTGAGAGGGCTTTATCGCCCCCCTCTTCGGGAGCATCACCAAGTTCCACTTTCGAACCTTCACCGCCAAAGTTCTTCCAAAGTGCCACCTCATTAAAATCAGACACCGCACCTTGAAACTGCCGGGTTTCCATTTCGTATTCACCCGTTTTATAGGTGATGATAAGGCCTGTCCTCTCATAAGTGACGCCTGTTTCCTGCTGACAGGACACGATGGCGGCAATGGCTGTTTCAAGGGTATAGTAGCCATTTGATAATGGTGCAATTTCGTCAACCAACAACACAGCATCTTTGCCTATTATGTCACTGTCAGCTCCAAAGTCCGTCCAATTACTTTCATCATTCCAGTCACTAGTATTTGTCCACTGTTTGGAAAGCCATCCACTTTCAGTAAAGAATGTCAGTATAATACCCGGTATCTGCAGGACTTCTGCATATTCGGAAGTAGCACACTTTTCAAGTACAACAGAAAATGTAACTTTCTTATCCGCCAATCCAAAGAGTTTGTTTGCATTAACAATGCCACGTGCTACTATCTGCTTATTTTGAGTTATCAACGCGTTCTCATTATCCGTAATATCTTGGGTCGCTTGAGCCATTTTCTCTTGCAATCTTGCACCCTCATCACCGGGAAACGCTGTTGCACTTGTATGACCAAGCGCAAGATCTGAACCTATAGAGGCTAATTGTGTGCCGCTCCAACGATAACTCTTTCCATCCTCTTTACAAAGAAATACTTTCCCAGAATAAGGAATGCGCCCATTGTCACTTAACGTTCCAAAATTTTCTGCATCCCTCCAATTTCCATAATATGTAGTAATCTGCTCACGTTCTTCTACAACTGATAAATAGGAAAGTATAAAGCAATTGCGTTCTTTATCATAGACTATATTACACCCCTCATCTTCGGAACTTTTATCTATGGATTCAACGATAGCGGTAATACCAATAACAATATCGTTAAATTCCAACACATCATCCACATAGGCCGGCAAATGTTTACTAGACACTTTACCATCATCGTCAAGGGGAGCAATTCCACCATTGGCTCCTTTTGTTGCTTTGAATGCGTTTAACTGCTCACCCGCATTATCAGCCTTATTGCTTGCCTCATCTACCGTATCTTCTACAGCATCCATTCGTTCTTGCAGGGAATTGACACTATCAGCATACGATTCATTCCTTTCCCCTATTTCAGTCACATCATTTTGTAACTGAGTAATATCATTCTGAAATTTTTCGACAATCTCATTATATTTTCCGTCATCAACGGAAGGGGTTCCTCCTTCTTCTCCTGTGGGTACCCATTCTCCACCATCACCAACATATATCGGAGCAGGTAAAGTCGTACCAACAAGCGCCCACCAACCATTATGGGGAAACGGATGTGCTATTTTTAACTTCTCAATGGTAGTAAATAACCCTTTATTCGCAGATTGGATATTCTTAGCCTCAAGCCACCCCTCTACTTTTACGTTCCCTTTTAAATGGGTTTTACCCTGAATGGTTACATCACCACCTATTGCAGCATTACGACTAACAGAAACATCACCGTCTACTTGTGTTGATTTGATTGAACTCATATTAATACTGATTTAGCTAATTCGTTCAATGCAGAGCTTTTCTCCACATCCCCGAATGTTGTTAATACTAGTGCAGCAATTGTATACACTACCGCATCATAACATCGCTGACAAATCTCTATCGCACCATATTTGTCTATTTGAGGATAAGGAAGATAAACAGCACGACTGACTGTTGCATCCTCACTCTTACAAGAATAGAATTCCAGTACTCTCCCCTCTGGTCGTATAGAAATAGCGCAAATAGGACGTTGGGTAGTACCACGTATCCCTTTAAATCTGGAGGATTGCTTCTCGTATTCAGGATCGTCAACACTTATGGGATAAAATACAGCACGTTCCCAATCGCTCATCTGAAAAACAACAAAGCGCATAAAATCTTCAGGCAACAACACGCAGCCGCTTTCATTCTTTTTCCAATACACCTCTTCCCCGAAATTATGCCCACCATCGAGCAAGTAAGGAGGTGCAGAACTGTGTATACGTTTTACAGCTTCGACAACTTTTGATTTAATGATGTCGTTTAATGCAAGCGTGTCTACATCACCAATTTCTTTCAATACATCACTCGTTGTATTTTGATCAAGTGCTATGCGAACATCTTTAGCTATCTCGTCAAGATGATATACCGTCATACGCTATTACTTTATTATTACAATCCTTCGAACTCTATTCCATGGGCTGCTGCTTGTTCCAAGATGGCTTTAGTAGAACGCATAGAAGTACGACTGATACCAAATTTATCAGCAAGATAATCTTTGGCAGTTGCAATATCGCTCACCTTGACCTTGCAAACAGTTTCATCATTCCCTGCCCCTGCGTTATCTTTCGTCTCTCCGTTTTGCTCAACGTTCTCGTTGTTATCCAATTCAGTCTTGTCTACATTCTCAGCAGCCGGAATTTCTTTCTGATTCTTTAAAGAAGTAACCTTTTGTTTGTCTGTCGCCTTTCTTTCAGCACTTTGTCCCTGTAAAGCTTGGAGTCTAAACAACTTTCCAAATTTATAGTGTTTCTCTATCGACTTTTGTATCACCTCATTATCAGTAGTAAATACGCTACTACCATCTGATAAGGGAGTAAACGTTATATGCAAATTCTTTTTGCTGGGAAGCACAACATTAATACTAATATTGGTATTCGCTTTGTAAGTCTTAATAATCATATTGTTGAATGAATTAAAAAAGGGATAGGACTTCTATCCCATCCCCCGATTAATAATTTGATTTATTTACACCCTAATCAAGCAGCTTCTGAACCGCTATCTTCTACTGTTGTAGGTGCCTTTGCAAGTCTCATACGTGCATGTGCTTTCGCATAGCGCAGATATAAGCAACTTACTTCTTGAATTACTACTGCGTCAGTGCGACGGATACCGGCTTTCTGTAAGTCAAGCACATTACGTGCCCAAGACACATGGGTTTTCTTGGAAAGGTATTCTGGATCCATAGCAAAACCACAATCGCTCATGCCATTCACATCAAACAGCTCGTGATGAATGGTTAACACCTCACCAAAGTCTGTATCCCATGACTTGAACTTCAAGTTCCAAACATCAACGGTATCCTTCAAACGGAATTTCTCACTCTTAATCTTAGAAAATGCTGATAGCATATCAGAGCCACAGAATAAAATCTTACGCTTATTACCGATACCTGTCCCAACAAAGAGGTCTTTGGTTATATCCACGAGATTCTCATCAGTAATTTCAGCACAATTTTTCTCGCTATTCCACTCACCAACCTCAATGTCTTTTCCTGCCATCCACCAAATACCACCCGTAAACCACGTGTTCATACCATCCTTAGCGATATGCTTGATAACCTGTTTCACACCAAACAAGTAAGTGTTTTCCATAGCAAGACGCATATCATATACACCATCCTCCTCAATATCAGAGAAGTTCCAATTCACCTCTTTAGCAGCAATCTTATCAAAGGTAGACTGTTCCACCTGTATCATGAAGTTTTGACAGTACTGCGTTTCCGGCATCGGGATGTTGTTGAAACGACCCGTTTGTACGTCAAGCTCTCCGCAAGCCTTACCCATACGCACGAGGGTTGTACCGCTTGGAATGGCGGGAACAAGGATAGGCTGTTTAGAAGATGTGTCCATCGTTCCATTTACCGCATACACGGTAGGAAGGTTGGTTGTGCTGTCCTTACCGCAAACGCACAACACAAGGTCGGGAACATTACTGTCATCGTTAGTATATGCAGTACCGTCAGGCTTGGTTATGGCACTGATACCTACAACACGGATAGTATCGTCAAGGGTAAACATATTCACATCATCCACAGGAAGCGATACACTTGCTCCGCTTGTCATGGCGGCTAGCTCCTTGTTGGTGGCGCACTTGATTTCCCGTGTACCTACGCTGTAATATTTCACCTCAAAAGAATTAGTACTATCCGACTTTGCATAACGGCTAATTTGGTCTATAGGAGTTGCCATCGGGCGAATTTTCACGATGCGTTTATCTACATCGCTTAAATAGAAATTAGAGTCACCTTCGTTACGCCCTCCCGTCTCCGTTGCAATACCATCTGTTCCACCTGTGCCGTCTGCACCGGCTGTCACTTTACCTGCATCTGGCAGATTTGATGCGTCAGCCATCATGACACCGCTTGATGCACTCGTCACAAACGCTAATATCATTAGCATAATGCGACAAAAGAAATTCATTGCTTTCTTCATTGCTTGAAATTTTAATTGTTAAAAATGAATTATGTATATTTATTTGTTTATTGATCTACGTTTTTCGCCTCCACGTTCCCAAATATTCTGTGCACCATCATATCGACTTATTGCACCAAGATCGGGCATTTGTCGTGAGCCGGCATTACCACCTCCATTCTTTCCTGCAAGATTAGCAGTACCGTCACTTTTGCTCCCTTTGCGTAGTTTTTCCTCAATCTTGCTATTGCGTCCTTTTACTTCCCCCTCATGACTGGCTGTTTCTACGTCGCTATCATGTTTAATAGCCTTAATAGCCATTTGTATGCTTTCTCGCGTAAACTTACCAAGAAGCCCGTCTTTCATAATTCCAATCAGGAACTCCATTGCTTGGTCTATTTCATCATCAGAAATACCTTCCTCCTGCTGCATCTGTTCAAGAGCGGAAAGGGTTGCATTAATGTTCTGCTGATACTGCTCTTCAAACTCCTTCTCTTTGGCTATTCGTTCCGCATACTCTTTGTTAGCAGCAGCAAGAGCTTCTTGCTTTTCAGGGTCTTCAAGTGCAGCTTTAAAATCATCACCAAATTTGCGTATCATACCGATGATTGGGTCTTCCCCTTTACGCCAATCAGTGAGAAATGCCGCACTACGTGGATTGCTCGCAAAAAGATCGGAAAGTGCTTTTTCCCGTTCTTTATAGCCAGACAATTCTTTGTCCAAACCGTCGTATTCGTCGTTAATTTGAGCGAATAATGCCTCGTCATCGGCAAACTCTTTATCGGGATACTTTGCCTTCAATCGTTCTGTGTATCGCTCGCGATTGCTCTTAACTTCCATATTATTAGGTATAATGTGAGAAAAATAAATTTTGGTCTTTATCTACACAGCAAAAATAGCAAGGGAAAGAAGGATTCCACGTTTATCTTTTTACGCTCCAATCTATAACTTTGGAACATAGATAAATAGAAAAGATGAAGCATAAAGGCGCTATAATGGAATACTCAAAGGAACGTATGGACGATTTAATGAGAGCATACGATGAATACATTTCATCATGCGACTATATCCGCATGCCCGAAGTATACAAAATAATTGTCAATATGCCCTCTCGCCGCTTTTGGGTCAGCGACATACGTGCAGCATTGGTCATTTCTGCAATGATAAGAGGTGAAACAGACTTGAATACCATGTGGCCATTAAAGAAAGAGATGTATGAAGAAATTTATAGTCGAGTACTCACGCTCCAAGAAGAACATCCAGAATTGACTATTTCCGAACTATGTGCTAAAGTAATTGTGCAACCTGCTCCAAAATTCTACCTCACACCGGGCAGTGCTAAAATCATGGTATGTAAAGCAAGAAAACAATGGATACAAGAAAAATGGAAAAAGTTACGACTCTTATAATTGCTATAATAACTGTATGCTTATCATTTTTCAGCATATGGGATTGGGAAGTCGTTGGCGTTTATACTGGTTGCGATCTGTATGGTCATATATTATATCCATTTTTTCATGCCAACCTTCTGCATGCTACGCTTAATGCATGGTGCCTGCTTTCAATCGTTTTCATTTATGACATTAAAATATGGCGACTATTATTATCATATATTATTGCTGCTACAATCCCAATTGATATATTAGGTAACTTCATTGATAATATGACGCTGCCTACTGTTGGATTGTCAGCAATGATTTTTGTCCTGTTTGGCTCAATATCCTTTGAAGTACTACAAAAGTGGTACTATCAAGCATGGATGTTATTTTACCTCACCATAGGATTCTTCTTCCCAAATACAAATGCATGGATACATTTGTATTGTTATATTGCAGGGCTAGTAATTGCTTTGATGAACAAACCCATTAAAAGCAAACACTATGACAAATGAGATTATTAACAAGATTGTACAGGAAAACGCAAAACGTAACGCAGAAGTATACGCCAAATTCGACCCTATAAGCGGAAAAGGTTCTGTAGGTGAACGCGAGCGTGTACGCATTAAGGATTTCCCTGTTAAGGTACAATATCTTCCTGTGGAAATGATGAATATTCCACTTGTTAAACGACTCATTCAATACGGTTCTATAGATGCATTACTCAAAGCAATCAATAAGGAGGAACACAATAGTGAAGATTATGAATACCCTGAAGAGGACTACGAAGTCGATCGTTTAAAGGTTATTCAGCAGTTTGTTCGTTTGCGTTGTCGGTACGATTTCCCTTTTTGGGCTGCATTCTACGTTTACATCAAGAACAAAGGAGGTGGAGAAGATGTCCTGTTTCGTCTCACACGCCCACAACGCCGATTTGTCGAAAGGTTAGAACGGTTACGAAAGGCAAAAAAGCCTATACGCCTCGTGTTGTTGAAAGCACGACAATGGGGTGGTTCTACAACCTCGCAAATTTATATGGCTTGGTTGCAACTTGTACACAAGGTTGGTCTAAACTCACTCATCATTGCTCATCAAGGTGCCGGTTCTGATGAAATCAAGGACATGTTTGACAGGATGATTAAAAGTTATCCTGTTGAAATGCTTCACAAGTTAGGCGAAACCTACAACGAAAATGAGGCTAAATTAGTGGGTGTTGGTAAATCTGGTAGTATCCATCGCGTACCTCAACGAAACTGCAAAATAAAAATTGGTACAGCTGAACGTCCAGACAGTTGTCGTGGTGGTGATTATAACCTCGTACATCTTTCGGAGGTCGGACTTTGGAAAGTTACTGACGGCAAGAAACCGGAAGACATCGTGCGTTCCGCCTGTTCCGGTGTCTTACTCCGCCCCTACACAATGATTGTCTATGAAAGTACCGCCAATGGTACAGGCAATTTCTTTCAAAAGGAGTACGATGATGCAAAGAATGGAAAGTCGCAGTTTGAAGCAATGTTCGTGTCGTGGTTCGACATCGAGCAGTATTCATTACCGATTGACAATGTGGAAGCGTTTGCAACAAACCTCTACGTCAACCGAGAGAATGACAATGTATCATCCAACCGTGAGGAAAGCGGCAAATACTTGTGGTGGCTTTGGGAACGTGGCGCAACACTCGAAGCCATAAATTGGTATATACAAGAACGTGCAAAGTATACCGAGCATGGCCTTATGGCTGCGGAGTTTCCTTCTGATGATGTCGAAGCTTTCGTCCATTCAGGTGCGCGAGTCTTTGACAAATATAAGGTGGAAAAACTACGTAAGTCCTGCAAACCACCCAAATATATTGGCGAGGTATATGCCGATGCAGACGAAGGTAAAAAGGCACTGCAAAATCTCCGTTTCGTGGAAGACAGACAGGGATTGTTACATATTTGGGAATTGCCAGAAGAAGATGAGAAGGAAATCGTAACCGACCGTTATCTAACAATAGTTGATGTTGGAGGACGTTCCAACAAAGCGGACTTTTCCGTAATACTTGTACTTGATCGTCTGTTTATGTCAGAGGGTGGAAAGCCTGTTGTTGTGGCACAATGGTATGGACACTGTGACATCGACCAACTTGCATGGAAAGCAGCACAGATTGCAGCGTTCTATAACAATTCCCTGCTCGTCATAGAAAGTAACACTCTCGAGACACACGACAAAGAAAGGCAAGTGGATGGTGACCAATCACAATTCATCCTGAATCAAATCAAAGACATTTATCCAAACCTGTATGCACGTAAGCAATCAGAGGAAGATGTACGCGAAGGACTACCACGTAAATATGGCTTCCATACTAACATAGCCACAAAGCCGATGATTATCTCAACACTCGTAAAGGTTATCCGTGAAAATCTATACACAGAACGAGATGACAGATGTTTGGACGAATACTTATGCTATGAGAAAAAGAAAAACGGTGCTTTTGGCGCAATTACCGGTAAGCATGATGACTTATTAATGACAAGGGCTATCGGACTGCATATCTGTTTCTTTGAAATGGATATTCCCAAAATTGTACCTCGTATCGGGCGATTTGCCATTAAAAGAAAGAAAGCTGTTTCAGCAGCGACAATATAAACTTAGTAAATTATAAAAGTATGAAAACAAAATTGAACATCTTCGTGAAAATCAAAGCCTCGTTCCAACTGATAGAGGCAGTCCGTCAGGCAAACAAGGAACACGCATCTACGGGTAATCGCTACTATGTGATGCCCACGAGCGGCACGTCCGGCAACCTTGTCATTATGGATAGAGCAAACTTCCGCAAGCTCAAGCAGAAGCACTACATCAGCCACAAGGCTACACAGATGAACCTCGAAGCCGAGTGTTTCTATTGCACTCCGTATCGCAACGGTATGGGGGAACTCTCACCAATGGCAAAATCACTCAAACGTGAGTCCTACTATTCTTGGGTCGCTGCGGTACGTCAGCTCCGTAAAGCAGAAAAGTCAAAACGAAAAGCCAAGAAACAATGAGCAGGTACGACAAAAAGCAGGGATTAGACGGCATAGCCACCCTAACAAACAACCCACTTGCGCTCATCAATACCCGCAAGCAGAAATTGGTCTACGATATTGAGCACCCACGGTGCAAAAGATGTGGAAAGGAATTGTATATACCCAAACCACCAAAAAATCTGTTTGAATCATGGGGTATAATGGCTTGGACTGCTTTTGTAAAGCAATACATCAAACATAATGGCTGGTACGAACTTGAAAACCTAAACAGAAATATCGTATGTGGCGATTGCCTGAAAAGTGATGATGTTCCAAATACGATTATGCTCAACTCATACGATAAGTGGATTGAAGAGTATAACAAATGGAAAGAAAGTTTATAAGCCACATGAATAACAAAAAGGGACATATCGCTGTGATATGTCCCTTTTCGTTAGTTAGTTATGCTGTTTGCCTCATAGCGTTCTGCAACTGGTTTACAGCCTGCATATTTACACCCTGTTTAGCCTGTTGCATCAACTGCGGAGAAATGCCGTCAGGCACTTTGCCTTGCTCCAACTGCTCCCTCTGTGATTTGATGCTCTGCAACAGTTCATCCGCAAACGGGAAATCTCCATGCTCAAGCAACTGCTCTACACTGATCGCTTGGGACTGGTACAACTGCATTAGCATATCATTAGCAAGATGCCTGTATGCCGGTGTTGAAGTACTTTCAGTAATGCTTAAGTCAAATTCTACATCCCGGATTTTCTTCGGGTCATATTCAATTTGCGCACCACTCCTACCAGCAATATTGAACACACGTTTTGTATCATAAAACTGCTGCATGTTCTTCACATCTTTGTATGCCCCGTCCACAACAAAGCAACTAAAACACTCAAGTAAATCTAGTAATGATTTTGTAGCATTCTCCGTCTGCTGATTATAGTGAGATGCGCTTTCACCAGAATATCCCGGTTTTCCTTGTAATGCACCTGTAACTCCCGAAATATCTTCAAAGAATTTAAGTTGAATATTCAACAACTCGGCAATGCCTATATTAGTCGAATTATTGGCCACTTGTTCCGGGGCTCTACCGCCTTTACTCGGTTTATACACAATGACACCATTAAACTCTGTCCAACTTTCCGCTATATCATCAATGCTAACACCATCGGGTAAACAATCCTCCGGCATCATTAACACACCTTTTGCACTGGCCCGCATTATCCAATCATAAAGGGTTATCAATCGGTTGGTGTATCGTTGCTGGTCTATCACATCTGCAACAAATGAATGTATTTCCCCATCAATGAAAGGATATGCCTTGAAAACGTATGGATGGCTACCATGTTCGTAGGGTGTCTCCCCTTCCCTCAATATATCACCGAATGGAGATAGATAATAGAAATACCAGTAATCATCTACAAACCAAGTAGCTTTTATCAACGGTACTTCTTCTTTAGGCATACCCACCTCCTTGGCCATACGCATACGTTCTTCGTTTTCAGCAAGTACTACTTGTGCATAATCTTCCTCATCTATCTTGAAAATGTCACCATTTTGGTAATCATGGCAACGGTATCTCGGCTTCTGTTCCTTACGCCATATTTCTATTACCCTGCATCTTCCCGGCTCACTGGTAAAGAGAAAATCGTAATTTTCTAACCGACTATACCCAAATCGCTCTGCGTAAGTGGCTATATAATCCTTTCTTGCAGCCCACTTATAAATATCACGAAGCTCACGATATTCTTGCGGACTGGAAGCAAATTGTTCACACAGTTGTCCAAAAGATATATCATGTACTTCTCCAAGCACGGACACATCCCAACCTCTAAAATCCCTCATATTGTTATCAATGAAGAAATTGTTCGGTTGTACATAATCCGTCCAGCAATCTTCTTTCCCATTACGCCAGCCGTATGATTTACGATGAACAATAAAGCCACTGATTAGAAACTCTTCCATACTTCGAGCATACACATCGGGCATTCGATTAAGCTGCATATTGCATTGTAATATAGTGCTCATTGTCTCACCCAGCTTTTGTTCGTCTCTATCACGTGCTGTACAGGTCGGTTCTTTACTCTGGCTACGATACACTCCAAGTACACTGCGTACAAGTCGGCGGATCAGATTATTTTTCAATGGCACATTACCTTGGCTCTTGATATATTCTTCCTCAGTCATGGATTTACCATCAACACAAATCATATCGTCCCATTGAAAACCGTAAGTATAACGTTTATTACGTTCCCGGTCTTTTCGAAAGTCCTCCATCTGATTCCAATAGTACTGCGCTTCCATTAGAATATCAAATGCTCTGCGATCACCATACCGCTTTGCAGAAGCAACAGTATCAATTTCCGATGAATCATTTCGCTTTGGTGCAATTTTGCTCATTGGTAACAATTTTCCCTTGCCTTTATTTGTATGCATATTTTCGTTGTTTAATGATTGCTTAGAGTACAAAAGTAGTCCTCCAAGCAATCTCTCCATGTTTAACTATTTACGTTCACGAGTTTGATTCATTTCTAAAATCATTTCTTTTTTCAATTCATTCAACTCGGCTTCGATATTCTTACGTTCCTCGTCATCAATTGCTTCCTTCAACTCGTTATACAAATCATCTATGTCACTTTGATAACTCTCAAAAATTTCATAACGTTCATATTTGGGAGAATTATAGAGAAAATCTATTTTCTCCGCATAGTTAAATATGCCGTTATCCGTATCTTCCTCATAATGTTTCAATCTCGTTTTCAATTGGTCATGTTCCTCTTTCAAACGGAAATACTCGTTGTTAACAGCTCTATATTCAGTACGTTCATCACCAGCTTTAACGAGCCTATTTAAGATAAGTACGCCACGTGGATCATAATCTCTTACTCCTACAATAGTCTCGGCTGTTTTGGATAATTTATCAACTGTTCCAAATACACCACCCAAATAACCATTCAAAATATATTCGAGCTTAGCTGGATTAAAGTCAATAGTTCCTTTGGTGTATGGATCACCCCCTGTAGCCTCATTAATGGCATTTGCCAAGCCTACAATATGCTTGTTAGCACTTTTATATGCTTTCGTCCATTCGGGCATATCCTTATTGTAAGGCGTATCTTTATAAAGTGGCATTCCTGTCCAACTCTTTTCCACGACAAACGCTTCCCACAATGGTTTTGCAGCACTAGGAACAAAGGCATTCAATCCTCCACCTCCTTCCAAGAAATCAATAGGCAGAATTTGAGTCACTTGCCCAGCAATAGCTTCAGCAATTTCCTCACCTGCTAAATGTTCTTTTCCATTAAAAGTGGAAGTCATCAACTCACCCATTCCATAAAAAGCACGATATTCGACGGGCAAAGGGATAGAGATCCAATGATCGCCAATACTGAACAAAATATTACTACGACGTACATATTCGGGCAAATTATAATATGCATTTTTGTTGTCGTCATCATCGTCATCCCCACCCAAATAGGCGATAAGGGCCCCAAGCAAGAACATAACAGCAGCTCCAGTGAATGCTTTAGCCGGATGGTGCTTGACTTGTTTCCCAAAATTGGTTGTACCTTGTATAGCCGCATTCCAGAAAACATAGCCACTTCTACCAAGACCGGATATTAGTGCGGAAACATTACCCATTTTTGTCTGTCCAGCAGTGTCGTAGAATTTAGCTCCGCTACCTTTCTTATTAAAATTCACACTTATCTCCTTTGCATCATAAATTGCTCTGTCTATACTACGTCCCATTTCACGTGAAGTCATAAATACCGCAAAACGTGCACTATTCTCTACAGCTCTATTCAATTCATCAAAACGTTCGCCCAAAAAAGATAATGCTTTTTTTATAGGCAACTTACCATTAGCCTTCTTCAATTCTTTACGAATATCATTCTTATGCTGCTCGATGTCGCGAATATTAGCATATCCTGTTTCACCGCCATTCATCATAAATTGATGAAACATTACTTCGGTCTTATCGTTCATATCAAGCGTTCCTTTACGATGTTTAGCCAACAATCTTTTCATCATGACAGGATTAACCTTGGTATAGTTTCGATGAAAACGTAGAGCATAATTAGGACTCTCCTTTATCCATACCATAGAATTAGTATAAAGCATATCTCTCATGAAATTCGACACAACAAAGTCCGGATTACGTGTAGTATAAAACGCACTCAATTGACGGTTTATCTTCTCTCCGGCACGAAGAATTGCTCCAATAGCACCTGCTGTGTCATTATCCGGGTTCGTCTGTCCGTTCAATGCCTGTGCAGCTCTCGGATTACCGTTGATGGTAATCACATAATCCCTGCCGTTTCGCTTCACCACCACTTGATGCTGTCGCAAATCTCGGCTCTCAACAACACGATAAGGGATGTTTGCTGCATCTTTGCCGCGTTTATAGTTATCGGGGGCAGATTCAGCAAGCTGCTTCATCTTATCCTCAAACTCGTTCATCTTTCGCTCTACCTCTTCGGGGCTATCGCTGATGTCAATATTGTCGGGGAATATCGGTTTCCATTCATCGGAAACTGCATCGTACTGCAACCACAAATCACTCACACTAACAAGGTCGCTCGGATGGTTGAGGGCAAAGTTCAAAAACTTTTGTTTCACGAGTTTGTTGCGGTTTCCCTGCATAATGGCACTCTCGGCCATAGATTGTAGGTTGGCAAATGGATCGTCCGCTTTAGAGCGTCTTCCCTCCGCTTTCTTGATAGGTGCATTGAATATACTCTGCTTATGCGTAAGGTAAGCGTAGGCTTCAGCACTCGTTTTTTCATCAAATCCACGCAAAGGAATGTAAAACTCATACATATCTCTCACACTGTCGTAGGTTTCCTTGCTCATCATTCCGCATTCGTAGGACTTGGAAATGATTGCCTTGCTGACTACATTAACCTTACTCCACAATACGGTGGTATCGTGTGCGTTTTCGTACTCATCTACCATAGCCTGTGCTTCGGCTTCGGCATCTGCGATCTCTTCCATACCTGCAAGGGCGGTAAGACCTGCATAATCACGTTTGCGGTACTCGTCAATAAAATCCTGCAAGGCCTTTGTACTCTTCGGATGCTGCTTCTGATATTCTGCAAAGTCCTTTTGTGCATCACGCTCTGCCATTACTCTATTACGTTCAAGACCATGTTTAGCCATCATATAATCGGTCAGTTCCTCGCGCTCTGCTGTACTGTGCGCAAGTTTGGCTACCTCTTCAAGCATTGGCTTGAACAATAGGTGCGCAAAGGCATCAGCTTCGGCTTTGTTCACACTTGATAAGCGGTTCTCACCCAAGTAGGCATTTTCAAATCCGTCAACATCTTCCATTCGGGTATTCTTACCAAGAATGGCGGTCATTGCTTCTTTCAAACCAAGCATACTATCCTGCAACGCTTCCTGCAACTGATACATTCCGCTTTTCATACGTTGCTCATATCGGTGTCGTGCCAAAGTGCGCTCGTGTATTTCGGGGTCACCGTCTCGATTCAGTACTTCATCGGTTGAGGTGTCGGCAAATTCGCCAACCCTCAACTCGTTTTGCATGGCTATATCGGCAGCTTCACTAAACAGACTGCTGTGCTTACCACCTTTCAGATTCTCATAACTACGCCAAAGGATATAGCGCAACTCATTGTCAGTCAAAGTAGCTCCTCTGAAATCGATAAAGCCCAATTTATAGAGCATTTCAGAGAAAAAATCTTTTATCTTCTGCCACCAACTACTCTTACGTACATTCTCAAACTCTGTACGTTCTGCAAGCCCTGCAAGATATTCTTCGGTAGCTTTGCGGAAATCCCAACCATTCTTTGTTGCAAGTTCTACTATTTTACGGCGGATAACCTCATCTGCATTGTTGAATACATTGTCGAGGAACACATCAAAGTGTGTTCCAAACAGTTCACGTAATCCGTAGTGAACAACAGCTTCATGCAATAAAGTTTGTTCCACGTCAGCAAGGTTTGTATTGTTCGGTATCACAATGCTAATCTTCCCTGTACTCTTTGTGTAAAAACCACGTGCACTCTTAGTCTTGCCTTTTAATCCACCCACATTTGTAACCACCTCCACATTGTCAAGATGCAGTAATGCGGCCAGTTCTTTCACGCGCTCTGTCATTTGCTTACGAAGCACACGAGGATGTATTGGTTCTATTTCATGTTCTGCTGAATATTCTTCATCGTCCTTTCTCATAAGTTCATCTTCATCTTCAGAAGTAACAATATCAGAAGCGACCTCTACAGTTTCATCCATTTCTGCATACTTGGCTTCTTTCTCTGCCATCTCCTTCTTCATCAGTTCGGAATATTCTGCATACTTCGTTTTTGCTTGTTCCAATTCCGATTCATACTCGAATGGCTTTCCTTCACGCGACAGCAATTGTTCCAACTCTGAATGCAGATGCTTTACACTACGTTCTGCAGCTTCTACTCGCTCAATATAGTCCTTACCTGTAATCACATTTGTAACGATGTCATCAATGGCATTACGTAACAAATTCTGGTATACCGGCACATCTTCTAAACCAAGTTCAGGACAAGTATAAGTCATTTCACGGTGTACTTCAGAGAACAATTTCCCGCCAATTTGGTCTGTTTGCTTGTTTAACACAGTATGCATCTTGAATATAAATCCCCCAATGGAAACTGTAAGCTCGCGTGTGTGCGTATCCTCACCCCCCTCTTTCATCTGTTTCATCTTATCAAGAACTTTCTTGTTATGCTCCTTGAAAAAATCTGTCATATCATCAACGGTAGCAAAGGTCTGCTTTCCTGCTGTTATTTCAGTAAACTTACCCCCGGGGAACGCTTTTTCTACAGCTTGCAGGAACTCGCGATTTGTCGCTGCCCTTTGCTCCGCTTCGGTTATCTGGCCTCTCAATTTCGGCTTAGCATTATGAATATAAGTTTGATCGGCCTCCCATTGCTTCTTACGGCTCTCATATTTACGCACATTCTTCTCTGCATTATTCTTTAGCATTGCATATTCACTACCAGAAAGTTGTGCAACAGTGTCCCCAAATACATCCTCTTCTTCTTCAAGTACCCGATTACTCATACTATTAGCCATCATCTGCTTGCCATTCATGATGCTATCTGCAATAGCACCTTTGGTTTTCAAACGTTGATAGGCAGTCACATCAAGACTATCTTCAACTCCGAAACGTAATATTCGCACAGACTTATCCATTGCTTTATGCAAATTACCTTGTCGCAAAATACGTCCATTGCGCTGTGTATAGTCCATAGGGCGGTTAGGTGCATCAAGATGAATAACAGTGTGCAGACGCTCTTGTATATTCACTCCCGTACCGAGTGTAAAAGTAGAGCCAAGCACTACACGAATTTCACCACGATTCACCTTCTCGAAGATTTCAAGTTTCTTCTTAACACTCATACCAGAGCGAATAATCACTACCTCATTAGCAGGAATACCCTCTGCTATCAGTTTTGATTTAATATCATCGTAAAGGTTAAAACCACTCTGTTTATTTTGATAGTTGTCCGAGAAAATTGCAACCGTACCTTTATAATCAGCAGTTTCCTTCAATGAACGTAGGGTTTGACGCACAGCTTCATTGGTCTTACTATTCGTATCATCCTCCGCGTCGGAAACAAGACGGGCATCAACTGCAGCTGATTTGGCAATACCATACATCGTTAAAGGAATGTGACAATTGGCTTTCTTTTCCTTACCACTCATCTGCTCATAACGTTCGAGTTCAGACTTTACGAACTTCATAATGCTGCGTAACGCCCGTGTCTGTGGTAGATAAAGGTCTTGTGCCTTACCACCCTCCATATTGGGTATTTTATCGTTTACACCTCCGGCTTCTTTGGTAAGCACCGTATCAGATATTCCCGACCAAATACGCACTAATTCTGGTAGATTAACATATCCTGCAAAACGGTTATTCTCTTTAAACTTACCACTTGTAGTGAACTCTAACATTTGCTGAATGTTACCAAAGTTGCGTACAAAGTCGTCAAAGTAAAAGATACCATACTCTTTCATCGTGTCAGCTGGCATAAGATAGCGCATAAATGTCCATATCTCTGCAGCAGTATTGCTGATAGGCGTACCTGTGGCAAAGATTACATTTCTACCATTGTTCTTTTCCAGCACAGCTTGTGTTTTCAAGTACACGCCCTGCGATTTCTTGCTATATGAAGCATCTACACCTTTTACGCCACGTTGCATAGCGGTAGCAAATCCAAGATGTTTATACTCATGAGCTTCATCAATGAGCAGAGCATCAATACCCATATCATCAAAGTTTTCTACATCATCCGTTCGGCGATCAAGCATCTCCATAGCTTTGACTTCTGCGTTCTGCATGGTAATTGCACGTTTTTTCTCATCATTAGTAGTACGCTTTTTTGAAGCTACATCCGAAAGTCCTGCTAATTGGGTTTCCAAATCTGCAATCTCTTTCTCCGCCTGTTTAGTGATAAAGCTATTGCCATTAGGGTCAGCTTCTTGCATCTTTTCAAGCACAAGCATTTTCTCTTCAATCTTATCTTGAACAAATGTCATTTGCCTTTCCTCGCTGTCAGGGATAAATTCAAATGTAGACTGTGGTACCACAATCATATCCCAATCGTTGTAGCGTATTTTGGCATAAAAATTCTTTCTACCCTCTGCACTACGGTCTGTTTCTTCGAGTGTTAATATTTTAGCATTCGGATAGAGTTCTTTTGCACTTGCTACAAATTGTCCTACAGTAGCGTTCTGTACAACAATCATCGGTTTTCGTGCAGTACCCAAACGACGCATCTCCATTGCAGTGGAAATGAGTGTGAAAGTCTTACCTGTACCAACTTCATGAGCGAGCAACAACGGCTGCATAGTTCCGCGAACAATGGCTTTGCCTTGATGAGGGCGCATTTTGAACTTATGGGAAGCACCACCAAAGTATTCTGGCACAAAGTCACCAGGTATGTTCATCGGTACATAGTTATTAAAAGTATCATTATAAATACGTTCCATAACAGCCGACATTTCAGAATCACTCCGCATCTTCTGTCTTGCCCATTCCTTGAAATCCTGCCGTATCTCGTCAATCTTGGCAGAACAAGCCTGCGTTGCTTCCTTGTCAGTAACAGTCTCGGTTGAACCGTCATTTTTTTTATATGTGCGTGAAACAGTTACAGTTCTATTCTGAATGGCTGATTCAATCAGCGTATGCCCGTAAATTGTCTGTTCAAACTGCTCACTATATACACCCATAGAGCGGTTTTTTTCTTTATTTACACCATAACTCGGTGCATCCATAAACCAAGTACCACCTGCTGTAGTAAACTTAACCTCAATATCGGTACGCTCTTTTACATAATCCTCATATAACTTCGGATCAATCCACGAGGAACCGAGGGTAAAATCAATCAAGTGTGCCGGAATATCCATAGGAACAATCTCCTGTAAAGCCTTAATATTGCCGTCATACTCGCCGTTATCATTATTGTCCTGCGCTTGGCGCAATTTCTCACGCACATTACCGCTCAAATACTGATATGACAATTCCATCCGACGAGTTGTTGGGTCTTCAAAACCGTAGCCGCTTGTGATTATTTCCTTCTTGACCTCATCGGCACTCTTACCAAGCTGTTCAGCGATGTATGGAATATCTATACGCCCAAACTTGAACACACTGGCAATGATACCATCCTTTACATTAGTCGGTGTAGGTTCCTTCTCTTTTTCTATGACACGCTGATTAAAAACATCAGTCTTGGCGAATTTTTGAATACGCTGGCCAGATTTATCGCCCACTTCCTCAAACTTTTCAAGAGAAAACACATTTGGATAATCCACGTCGTTGCGTAGGAACGCAATAGCAGTGTTCTTATTAAAGTGTCCATATGTAGAAACAAAACTATCGTAAGCCTTATTAAGTTTGGAAAGTAACGGTTTTAATCCCTCGTCATTCTCGTTTTCAGTCTGATAAGCGAGGACTTCTGCAAGGGCCTCTTTAATAGCAGTGTATGCATTGAAACATTCAACCTTTGTATGTCCTTTGACTTTGTTGTCATTCACAGTGAGAGGATAATATCCCCCAGTTCCAGCCACCACAAGTTTACCATCTTTCACATACAATTCCCCGAGCTTCTTGCTGTCAGCTGATGCATCCATCAGATATTTATGATCTATATTTCGCGATCCATTCGACACAAAAGCCTCATCGTTCTCTTCCTTAAAAGTACCGACAAACTCCGCTAACATCTGCTCCTGATTCTTGCCTTTGACTGGATAAAGCCCTTTGCTTGTAGGTCTGAATGTATCACCCTGTTCGAAAGCAAACTGCATCACCCCTGCCATATTTTCGGGATGTTCAATGAAATAGCGGTTGTAGTCCATGGCGAGATGCTTGATGATAGGCACTTCTTCCCCTTTCACCTTGCGTGTCTCACCAGTGTTGAAATCTACAGTGCGCTCACCGGTAATGGAGCTTACATCAATGGCATTGGCAGACTTTCTTCCGTTTACTCGTTTACGAATAACAATGATATCAGAGGTTACACCTGTTCCTCCGAAAGTCTTATTATTCATACGGAACGCTCCAATAAAGTCTGAACCACCCTCGCTCACAATCCAATCTCGAAGCTTTTTACTGTTATCAAGTGTTCCGTTTGATGTGATAAATAGACCGATACCACCCTCACGCAGTTTGCGCACATTTTTGGCAATACAGAAATCGTGTATATTATGGAATTTCTTGGATAAATCTTTGTCTCCTGTCGTATCATTCACTCGCAAGCCTGTAACAAACGGCACATTGGTAATAGCCAAATCAACACTACCGTTTGGTATGTGTGTCTGTTCAAAGCCCTGTATCTCCACCTTTGCATCAGGATAAAGGAGAGAGAGGATGCCGCCGGATGTTCCATCAATTTCTATGGCATGAATATCGCTTCTCTCGCTAATACTTATAGGCATCTGCCCCAAAATATTTCCGATACCTGCTGAACCTTCAAGAATGTAACCACCCTTAAAACCCATTTGTGTAGCAATATCCCAAAGAGTATCTACAACATAAGCAGGAGTATAATACGCACTATTAGCACTCATTACAGCTTCTTGATAGGCTTCTGTGCCGATCAACTGCTGTATGCGTGTCGAATATGTATTATCACTAAAAACTTTACCTAAACCACCCCAACCGCTAAACTTGCGAAGTACTGCCATTTGTTTAGGAGTAGCAATCTCTCCACTTTCAATAAGTTGCTGTGCCAACTCTATGGCTTTAATATTGGCCTCTATGCGTGCATCTACCGAAGTTGGAGCATAGTTCGTCCCCCGGTCTGAATGATTATTACGAATATTTTTCGGTTCATCTATGGCATCATCAGGAAGTCGTGTTCCTCGCCCCCGTTGTATTTCGTCTGTTCCTTCCTGTACTCTACGATTTCCTCGTCCGTCATCCCTGCCTCTTTGTAAATCTCCGTCCACTCTTCCTCGCTCCATGTGTACGGTGCTTCTAGTGTTTTCGCTTTGTGGCGGTAGCACGCTGCGTCTATCCGTTCCTCCAGCTCCATTTTCGCTATCGACTTCTCGCTGTGTCCCTGTAATCTTAGTACTTTCTTGGTGTATTCGTCCATCTCCGTTGTTGGTTTCGTTATTATCAAACAAACTGCCAAACAAACCAAGCTCGTTTGACTGCTGTAAATTTACTATTTTTTTCTCACTCTTCTTGCGTGTTGAACGAGTTTTCTTTATACGTTCCTGTGCAACTTCAACCTCCCCCGCCACTTCCGCCTCTTTCGTTATGGTTTCAGCGGTGGCGAGTGCATCAATGCCGGACTTGTCAAAGTTGGCCACATCGAACTTCTGTACCTCATCGTAAGAGGTCATATCGGTATTAAATCCATTTTCTGACACCTCGGGTAAATCTCTCGCCCCATTGTAAAACGCTTTAAGGTATGGACGTATGGAATCACCCAAGTCTGCAATCATAGCCGTTGCATATTCTGCAAACTTCCGTGAGCCTTTCTCCAAATGGTAAACAGCCATCTCTGTTCCAATGGCAAGAATCTCTGGGTCTATACCAATATTCATTTGACCGAGTAACTTCTTACGCATACGCTCACGAAGTTCCGCATAACGCTCATCAGTAACAAGACGGTTGCCACTCGCTTCAGTCTTTTTCTGTGAATTGTCTTGTTGCTGCTTACTCCGCATATCGTTGATAAGAGTTCGAACTTCATTAGCAAACTTGTCTGCACTATCTTGGGTCAGGAAAATAATGTTTCCTTCATGATAAACGTCTCCACCATGCTTCTCTCCTAGATCCATCACAGCCTGCTTTTCCGCATCAATCATCTTCATCAAAGTGCGAACAGAATATCTGTTATCCATTTCCTTATCAACAACGAAATCTGTCCTTCTGTCATGAATCTCACCCTTTGCTTTGCGATCAAGTTCTCGGGTTTTAATTTTGTTTTCGAGAGAAATACCAACTGCATCCAAAACTTCTTGCATACCATTCTGCGGATTACGAAGAATACCCAACATTTCCTCTGGGCTGTTGGCTGTCTGATGAAAACGTGCATCACCAATAGGTATGGGGCCACTCACATCATCACGAGTCAAAGTTGTATATCCGGTTTCCTTATCAACAGAAACAGAGTATTGCCATACAGGGGTGTAATCCTGTTTTTCATCCTTTGCTGGTGCTTTGGGTTCAGTAAACAGCACATCACCATCATTTACAGCCTGTATATCCGACATTGAAACAGGTGGTTGTGACTGCGCATCAGTTGCATAGTCTGCCAACCGTTCAGCATCTTCTTTGCTACGCATCATGAAACCTTGCTTTTCTCTGTCCCACCAACCTTTCATCTCTTTGGCGAACATACTTACATGCTTTTGAACTTCTTTACGCAATTCAGATTGGAACTTAACAAGCTGCATATCTAGCACCTTACCTCGCTTGGTAGTGTACTGGGCAGGCTCGATGGTGTAAGCTTCGTTTTCGGCTGCTTGTGTGTTTGCAGATTGCTCAACCCTTACTGGAGTAGTAGCAACTGCGACGGTCTCTTTCTTCACCGAAGCATATTCTGCAAATGCTTTGGTCTTGCGATGGCTGCTCTCAATCCATTTTTCAAAGTCTTCCAGATTCACGGCAGTAACCACCGCCTTATGCTTCTTCGCCCAATCCTTATCATAGTTCGCAAAGTAAGCCGCCTCGGCATCGTCAGCCTCATTGAAACCAAGCATCACCTTGTGTTCGTCAAAGCTACCGTCCTCATTGTACTGGTCAACAACAAATACCTTACGACCATTCCATTCGTCAATATCATCCGAAAGGAACACATCTATATGATCTCCGTCCACACCTTCCGTACCACGAATATAGCCATAGGTGTTCTGCATAGTCGTTTCCCATTTGTTACCCTCCGCATCTATTCCATTACGGACAGAACCTTTCGGGTTTTCAATGGTAATATTGAATGTGCCTACCTGCACATGACCTTTCTTGTAATTGCCGGCTTCTTTCTGCTTCTCCGTAGGAGTAGTATCGGTTTCTTTCTCTGCCACTGCAACAGCATTGGCTAAAGACGAAGATGCATCAATGTAATTAACAACATCCAATAAATCTCCGAATGTATGACCGTCATACTCATAAGAACTACCGGTATAATCACCTTTCGTATCAGGTGAATCAACTTTTATGACCTTATGAGTACCATCAACAATGATAGTTTGTTTATAAGTATCGCCATACTTTCCGTTTTCAACCCAATCATCTTCTTGAACTTCAATACGTCTTGCAATTTTTGCACTAAGTTGATTGTCTGTGTCATCAGAAGATGTGATTTTCTCTTGTGACAGAGTGGGTTCTACTTCACTTTGTCCGCCAACACTTTCAATTCCTCCTGTATCGTTGGCTGTTCCAATTCCGCTCTCACTTCGTTCTCCTGGCACAAGAGTTCCATTGCTTCCTTGCTGCCCTCGTTGGCTTGTTGTAGTATCGCCAACCAATACATTGCTTCGCTGTTGTCCATTGTAATCTAAATTTAATGCTTCTTTAATAGCCTGTACAAGCGTCCGAGGGGTATTGTCCGGCTGCTCAAACAGGGTTTCTTCTTGTGTACCTTGTACAAGGTCATAAATTCTACTGAATGTATTTTGAATGAGGCTTTGGCTCTCCCCTTTGTACATTGCGGCCAAATGCAAGACAAAGTTACTGAAATTATCGGCAGGGAGATAGCTTTCTCCCGTGGCATCGTCCATCTGATACTGACGTTTCCAGTTTTCTATGGCAATACGTGCTTCCTTGAAATTCTTGGATTCTGCAAACATTGTATCTTGAGATAAAGCATAGTAAGCACGGATAGAGTTTTGTATCTCACCAACCATGCGTTCAGTATTTGGACTGTCATAGTCACGGAAAGTAGTGGCAAGGATAGCCCTTTGTGCTTTTACAGGCAACATATTGAACATTTCTTCCAAACGGGTACTGCCATCCTTAAAAATACTCTGGTACATAATACCTCGCAGATCATTCTTAGCTTCAGGCGTCAGATTACCCTTACTGTCAAATGCGCTTTTATATTGGGTAGGACTGATGAAGCCCTTTGTATTCATCCATTTCAAGACATTGGTACCATTCACATCCACAAGTCCAGAAAATGACAATTCATCCTCCGAAGTCCTAAGCAACAGGTTGGCAAATGAACGTACTTCGCTTCCCATACGTTGCAAAACATTTTTAGGTTTGATACGTTCCACGCCTCCGCTTTCGGTGTCCTGCGCTACATACTGCCCAAGAGATATTGCGGCAGTATCATCTACGCCCAACATATTGACAAGTACCGGGCTTTGCACGGCTTCAATGTCTTCGGCACTTAATCCGAAATCTTCCGCATGGTCTTTCAAATACTTCTTATATGCTTCCGCCTGTTTCGGGTGACTGTTCCACATCAACCGGAGAGCGTCACTTCGGCTGTTTCCTTGTATTACTTCGCCACGTTCGTTAACGGTCGGTGCGCCAGTGTAAGCGGTAACACTCGATGTAATCTCTTCCGGACGAATGTTTTCAGCGATTTTACGTGCAGACAAGACACTCGCCTCATCATTTCGTTCTTTTGGTTGCGCTTCATCAATAAAATGCAGAGGATTGCGCACGCCTTGTATATGACTCGGTTGCAACAATGACGCATCAATCACAGTTACATTGCCGGAAGTCACTACGTCATTGCTGAATTTCACATCCACCTCTTTGCCTTGTGCGGCCTGTAATGGTTCTTGCCGGTCAACCTTATGCCCGTTCACACGTCTATAACCTCTTGCACGGGCATCTTTTGGAACATCATCCACCATATCAGGGACTCCATTAAGAGCTTCACGTTCTATACGTTCGGCCTCTTCACGTTCCGCACGCAATTTTTCTTCTTCCGCCTTGCGCAATGTAGCAGCTTCATCAGCAATGCGTCTGCGTTCCGCATCTGCTTCCATTTTTCTGCGATTAGCAGTACCAGCAATCTTCTGCCAAACGAATAGTTCCTGTTTGGCAGCATCAATCGCCGCTTTGCGCTCTTTCTCGGATGCTATCTTCTCGGCAATGGAAACACCACCTTTCGATTTGGCTTTCTCTAACTTCTTCAAGGCATCTTCCTTGTCGGCTACCATTCCATCGGCTACGGTCTGTGCCATAGCCTCATCGCCCTCGGTTTGTTCTACAATAGCATCCCAAGCAGTGTCGCTGTCGGTCTGATCATAAAGAGGATTACCCTGTTCATCTTTGGGTATTCTCTGTATTGCAGGAATATTTTGAGAGGCATTGTTACCTTCATGCATAGTTTCAGCCGAATTTTGCGCATAATTTTCGACATTTTCTGTGTTCTCATGCTCAAATGCCACTTCATTATACTCCAACAGCATATTGTCAAGTTCGTCACGAGTGAACAAATTTACACGCTTACCGTTGATAGGAGCTTCGGTAAATACTTCATATCTACCGTCCGCATCTGCCTCTGCTGTGATATTGCCACGAACGATAACGCCGTTCTCATCGATAAGGGAAATAATGTCATTGAGGGTGTATTGTGGTCTATCAGCCTCCTGTAACGCCTGTTCTATCCCGGCATTCTCCACCGCTCTCTGTTGCTCAAACTCTGCAATTCGTGCGATATTTGCTGTCTCTATCTGTTGTTGAATGATTTCCTTTGCGATAGGAAAAACATTCATACCATCAGACACATTTACAGTACCGTCACCATTATCCACAATGCCTTGCTCATTTGCCACCACTTGCACCTGTGAACCATCCTCACCACCAATAGTATAGTTGTCTCCCAAATTGAATGCGACAACGCCATCAATCTTATCCGCTGCCTCACGTGCAAATTGTTCTCTGATAGATTGTGCGGCCAATTCCTTCTGCTCGTATGGGTCTTGTACATCATCAATAGACAATATAGCATCGGGAGATACTTGTTCAAGCACACCTGTGTTCGCATCACGGACAATGATGCTATTGTCAGAATCAGTCACACTTACACCGCTACCGTCTACATATGGTACAAGAGTCCCACTAAGAACATACACCTTGCGTTCATCCTGTTTCATGATTGCCCCTTGTATCATACCAGTATTTCGGTTTACACGGGCATCTATCATCGAATTGCTCTGTTCCACCCGTCCGTCTATATCATCACGTACACGTTGAATCATGCCATTGTAAACCTGCTTGGCATTGATATAGTCGATAACAGAAGACTTATCCTCATCACTCCATTGCTCATTCCCGTTCACAAACTCCAGTGCAGCAATCGGATTCTCTTCAATCATCGCAAACATATTCTCATCTGCAAGGTCTGCCACTTGTGTTCGATGGTATTCGTACAGGTTCTTCGCATCGTTCATTTCCTGCGAGGAAGTGACGTTGTATCCGTCAAGATAGCTGTCGTTTGCTTGTTGTTCGCTTTCACTTTGAACACCACCACGAGATTGAGCCATAGAAGCAAGGTTGAATCCACGTAAGTTCAATGAACGTTCCATATAGTTCAGTACGGCTGCTTTCTCATCAGTCGTAAAGTCTTTATCATTGACAATGAGTTCTGCAACCTCTCCGTAATTCTCATTGGTGGTAAGATCAAGTGTCGCTTTTAACGGTTCCCATACTTCCTTGCCAAGTAATTCATTCACCTTTGCGTCCGCTTTATTAACACCATGCTTTATGGAAGCATAATTTGCAGCAGACAAAGTATGTTTTCCTGCCCCCATCAACCCCATAGAGAGCGCCATTCCACCCCAAATATCACCGTGGAATTGCCCAGTTACAAATAAGTTAGTACGCGTGCCGTCCGGATTCTGCTGATAAGCATCATCAAGATTAAGCATTGTGCGCCATAGTTGACCGTAGTATTCTTCTGAAACCTCACCGATATAATCACTCACACCCATTTTATTAAACATTTGATGTGTTTGTCCCATTATACCGTTCAGTGCTTCGGTATCGGCTTTTGCAAGTACGCCACTCAATCGTTTCGCCCCAATGATATTAGCCAACTTACTCATATTGCCCAAAGAGACAACAGGGTCAAGGTGTGCCCCAAACATTTCGGAGTAGTTTTCAATGATGCTGTTAGCTTCTCCCTGCCAAATGGCACTTCCCCAAGCCTTATCGTTGGAGAAATCATAGTTACCGTTTTCATCAACAACTACATCGCCCAGTTTTCGATCAATGATATCAGATGCGGTTTTCCCAGCCTGTATCGTATTTGTCATTAACGGGGCACGTACAAGCAGATCATCTGCGGTTGTCCCAAGTGCTTTGATAGTCCAATCAGTTGCATATTGCCCAAAACCTCTGATACCATTCTCTTTGATGTAGGACTTGAAGCCCTGTTGAGCCAATTTTTCAGCCGTTTCTTTGCCTATAACCTTTGTGGCAAGTTTGGCACTTCCTTTCGAGAAAGCGGACAGACCCTCAAAACCTCCACCTGTCAGAATGAAATCCAACATAAATGAAGGCATATATCCAGTCATAACACCAGCTCTATTCCAAAAGTCGGCATTTCCACCGTATCTTTCCTCTGCCTGTTGTTTCTCATGGATTGCACCCATCATTGCATCACGAGCTTCACGCTCACCATCAGTTGCCGTATCACTCTTCAAACTATCAGCATTCACCAACGTCATTGCGTCCATCACGTCACCCATACCAAAATCCCATGTTCTGATATCTCCAGTAACACGACCAAAACCACGCCAAAAGCCTACATCAACCCCATTTTCACGGTCTTTCTGTTCTTCAAGGTTCTTGATGAGCTCTTCTGTTTCTCTAATGGCTACTCTCAATGCGCTGTTTTCCTTGTCTGATTGCTGGCGCGGTGTGTAAGTGGCTGCTCCCAATATGGCAGCAAGCGGCGCTTTGTTCTTTTCCGTTTCTTCTACCCATTCCTTATGCACTTCGGAGGCTCTTTCCGCTTGCTTAGCTTTTAACTCCTGCAAACGGAGATTAGCTTTGCGTAACTGTCCGCCGATTGACATATCGGCAGCTTGTCGGTACCGGAAACTCTCGATGTCAGCAAGAGGTTTACTAGTAGTCTTGTTACCAAGTGGAGTAATATATGTTTTTTCCAGTTTCCCATTTTCAGGATTAAACTGCATTTTACCCTCTTTAGTTTGCAATCCGGGATTCAACCCGTATTCTTGTATATTATCTACACGTTCATTTGCGTCTTGTATCTTTGTTTCCACATTCTGCATCATACGGTTTGTACTGGCGATCATTTCTGCTTTTTCTTGTTCAGTAAGTTGCCACGCCTGTTCCGTTTGTACAGCAGGCTCTGGTGCAGGTGTTTGAATCTTTCCGAAGCCTATATTATTCTCAAACTCTTCAAATGGCTCCATTTCATAACCATCTTTCACAAGAGCATCATAAGCTGCCTTTCGTTTAGTAGAATCCGATAAGTTCTTACGGAAATCTTCTTCACTCTCCATATCGTAACCGTCAGAAACAAACGTATCGTATAGTTTCTTTATTTTATCCTCATTTTCAGGCATAATGTTTCATTTATGATGTTGGACTTTTCTTTTTATTACTGCTGTTATCTCCGGCTGTTGGACTTTTCTTCTTGTTCGATGCAATCTCGACCTCCCCAGCAAGTTGACTGATAGGTTTTGGAGTAGAAACATCTTTATTCTTCGGTTTCCGCCCTTGTGTTTCAGTAGTTCGTACATATTGGTGGGTTTTAATGCCTAACCGTTTGGCCTCGCGCTGCACCGCCCTTTCGTAATCTTCCTCCGTATCATAGTAAGTGGTTTTACCATCAATAGTAAGTGTCATCCTCTTCTTATTGCCGCCACTACCACCACGGTTATAATACCCAGCTCTAGCATTGGATGCGGAAGCAGAAGCTTTTGAAGCAACTGCCTTAGCCTTCTCTGTATCAACCTTAGCCTTTGCAAGATCATCAGCATATTCGGCCTCCACTCTTTTACGTTCTGCATCAGCTTCAGCTGCTGATATTTTATTGTTCTGGAGCTTAACATTAAGGTCAAACATCTGTTTATCTCGTTTTTCCTTTGCATCCGCAATACCATCGGCTCTTTTCTCGCGTGCCAACTGATGTCTCCAGTTACGATCATCTCTCGCTTTGGCATCATCAGCCTGCATAGCACCAAATAAGCCGTTCAAATAAGCCCGGGAATTCTCATTACGTTCTTTCATTAATCGGTCATACCTAACCTGTAGCCTTTCCGAAGCTGTGTTTTTTCCACTGTACATATTCGGTGCACCCTGTGTTGTAAAATACAGATTGGAGAGAGCAGATATGCCATCACCAATTGCAGCAAATATTTGGTCACGCTTCTGCTTTTTCTTCTCTTTTGCAAGTTCTTCGTCGGTCGGTGGAGTATAAGGATTAAGCTTCTTGAACAGTTCGGCGTATGAAAGGACACCACCGTCCGAGCCTTCTTGTTTGGTCGGAGGTGGTGGTGTGGTAGCTGTGTCAGGCTTAGGTGCGGTAACAACAGGAGCCGTGGCCGCTTTTTGTTCCGCCCATTCCTGTGTACCCTTTACAGGTGGAGGTGTAGAAGAATCGTTTTGTTGCTGTTCATGCCATTCTTTAGAACCTTTTGGAAAAAGTGTGCCACCTCCATTACCTAATATATCATCATATGTCGCCATAAGTTACCTCCACATTAAAATGGCATTTTGCTTGCCGCACTCGTTACTCCTTGTACGGCTCCGGCTATCGCTTCTGCCTTACCTTTTTCTAACTGATTAAGTTGCTCAACAAAAGCATTGTCGTTCTGCATATATGTCGCTTCGATGTTATCTTTGCGCGCATCAGCTTGTGCTGCAATCTGTGATGTTGCATCAGCGAGAGCCTTACTATTTGCTTCTTTCGTTGCTGCCACACTTTCGTCAGTACCGCCCATTACAGCCTGTATACCTGCTGCCTGCTTATTGCGGTTCTTGATACTCTCTTCTGTCTGTGTGAGAATACGCTGTGCATCGGATCGTTGTGTATAATCCTCGTTGTACCTGCGATCATACCAATTTTGATTCTTCTGTCGCTGCGCCTCAACGTTTCTTTGAATTTTCTTCATTGCTTTCGATGCAGAGATACCACCAAAGATACTACCTGCTGCCCCTATAGCACTTCCAATTAATCCCATAAGACTTCTGTTTTAATTATTAAAAGTTATACCTCGAGTGCGAAAGTAAGCCCTTATATTCGCAACATCATTTTATCTTTTTACAGTTCATGGCACAGGGAAGAAAAACAGGAGGGAGAGTAGCTGGAACACCTAACAAGGTGTCCTCAACAGTCCGTGGAGCAATTGCAAAAATGCTCGACGAATACTTCAATTCTGATATTTTCGTAAAGGATATAGCCGACCTTGACCCCAAAGATAGAGTTGCAGCTATGGAAAAGTTTACAGCTTATGTTGCACCGAAATTGCAGACAACAACACTTGATGTCGCAACAGAGACGAAAAAGACCATTGAGGATAAGCTGGTCGAACTTGCTGGGGATGAAGAGGACGACGAAGAATAATCTACTTCTCTCTACTTTAGACGCGAGGAGTTGCTTACCCTTAGGGGTAATATAATACAGTTTTGCTTAGAAGCGATGTCCGAAAGGAGGTCGCTTTTCTTTATAAAAACAAAACCTACAAAGAATAAATTTCCTTGTAGGTTCGGATAAATCAGAAGCCCTTTCCTTTCTGCCGCTGATATACTACCGTCTGATTTTTATCAAGATTGACGATTTTAAACATCACCATAGAACGGTTAGGAATATCTTGGGGCAACATTGTCACAAGTCGTGCTATAACATCGTCCACGTTGTTGAATCCTACATCAGTCAACTCGGCAACTTTCTGCCCATTGTGGTAAGCCGCCCCATTTACCATATATCGGAATGATAATCTAAAATGCGTATCTTCCTGCTTCTGCTCGCGAACAGATGTCTTACCGGAGAAGAAAATGAAATCAACCACTTTCTCGTTTAATTCCCAAGCAGGTGAATAATCTATCTTTATATAACCCCGTGTTACCTTATGTCCAGCAGCATGATTCATCGCAAATGCAACCTCATCAATTGAAGCTCTCACGTCATTCTGTGCCACAGTACCCCACGTATGCCGGAATGTATAGACCGAATACCGTTCTTCTTTGGCCATTCCCATGCCCTCACATATTTGCCTAATTCCACTGTTAACATTAGAACCAAAACTGTCAGATGTAGTCATACGCTGATAAAAATTGAATAGCCGTTCGTCATCATCCCTCGTATTGAGGTATTTGTCAAAGAGCGGTTGAATAATAGCCGGTACCCGCATTTCCATATATGCACCGTCTGCACGGAACTTCTTTGTCTTGGCGCGCTGATAGTGAATGATGCCATTCCGATAATCCTGCTTTTTCAAATTATATAAATCAACTGTGTTGATTCCTGCCAAACAAAGCACCATCATAGCTATATCACGTCCGAACTCCGTCTGTGGATATTTCATTTTACTTTCCGGCAGAGGAAATGAAAAGAACTCCCGACACGCTTCGGGTGTAATGGCTAGTTTTTCTGCACGATCTGCCGAAGGAATCTCCACTTTCACCCATGGATTAGTCTTTATACGAATAATCCCATTATCATAGTCGTTATACTCCAGAATAGCAGCTTTAAATACCTGTCGCATACAGATAGGATACATCTCCTTAGCTCGGTGTGTCTGTTCAAGCGATTTAATCCACCTATTCATCAAGTGCGATGTGAGGTGTGAGAACATTATCTGCGTTGTTCCTAAAAAACGCTCCAAATGTTGCAATGCCAGCTGATAGTTCTTAGCATTACGTTGTTGACCATTATCAATCATTCGGTTGATATGTTTTCGTGCATAATCTGAAAAACAAACGTCATCATTTCCACTTGCAAGAAACTCGACTACTTCCTTGACTGTCCAGTGCTCAATATTTTTGCTGTTAAGCCTCTCTGTATATTCCAATATTCTCTGTGAACAGAATTGCAGAACATACGGGTCTTTAATCTCATTAGTTTTGGTGAGTTCCTTCTTCGTCACCATCTTGTCTGTTTTAATGAACGCAGAGCTTCGATGATGAGTCACCCGGATATACACCGGATAAAATCCGTCAGCCCGTGCCGTTCTCACTACTGCTTTCAATGTTGCCATTTTATATTCATTTTATAATTAAACATTCTGTTTGGGTGTACTGTGTTCCAAAGCGATTGTTCCGTGTTTCAATGTGATTGGGGCAAAACGTCCGTAACTTATTGACTATACGGAGAAAGCATTTGTACAACACTTATACAACACTGTTGTCAAAACTACATAACTATTGTACAACATTTGCGTTTATTCTACTCATTTTTTGTGCAAAATGCACGTACATTTTTAAAACACAATAGGCGGTAAGCCTTTGTAAATGAAAAGCATACCGCCTAATTAACTGAATATCAGCTATACCGCCTTTATCCCTCGATTGCAGCCTGCGCCGCCGCCAGTCTGGCAATCGGCACTCTGAATGGAGAACAACTAACGTAGTTCAAACCTACCCGGTGACAGAACTTCACTGAAGAAGGCTCACCACCATGTTC